TGATAGTATCTTCGCACGTATGAGAATATCTGGCACTAAATATGAATCGCGCGAGGTATTGCCCGCAGATGCAATACCAGTTAGTGTATTTTTTAGGAGATATGGTAAGAAATTCGGCGTGTCGTCCCCAGCATACGCATATGTTAAATATGATCGTCACATCTTTGGTTACACCACTAATGCAGGCACCCGATTAAAGACAGCTCATCCAGGATATGATATTATAGACTTTTTCGGCACCTGCTATGTTATTAATTATCAACAGTAAAAAATATTTTAAAAATACTTCAAAATAAATTTGGATTGCGACGATAAAAGATATTATCTTTGACTTGTCAAACAACACACAAACTAATACTTGGAAATTATGAAAAAACTTATCACCCCCACTGTCTTAGGAATAGCAATCATAATAGCTATCGTATCTCTGGTTTACTTTACTGGCTTTAATAACCTTTCTTACGCTCGTTAATATTAAGTAATTAACCTTTAAAACTATAACTATATGTCTAACTCACACTTTGATAAATATGAAACGTTATTCAAGGCTAAACCAGAAGTCGTAAATTATATACCGTTCACAAAAGAGCAAGTTAAACAAGCTCTTAACAACGGCGACGACCACCTTAATACCTTACCCTTAGCCAAATGGGATATGGCCGCCAATCGCGTTGGTTGGACACGCAAAGATGAATTTGGTAAATGCTATAAAACATTAGCGGAACAAGTATGCCTGCTCAAGCATGCGGCTAGATATCATTATATCAACTAATTATTCACCCCTTTAATACTAACTATTTATGTCAAAGTTCATTTCTGATAATCAACAAATTAAGGCTACTTGTGCGATTTTAGATTTAAATGACAATGTATTGTCTGAGCGATTGATTGGTTATTTTGATTCCGTTGATGAGGCCAGTTTTGCAGCCTTTAAAGAAAGACAAGACAACGAATGTGTGTGCATTTACAATGCGCCTGCCGATGAGGAATATGAATTATCTGCCTTAGAAATAGCTGAATTGGAAGTAGTATGGAATGAAATTGCCGGAAACTAACTAATAACATAAACTAGACTTAATGAAAACTAAACCTAAATATGTTGTTCTTATCATTGAAGCAGAAAGCTATAAAAGTTTTTGTGAAAACACGCTGTATGCCATTGAAAGTCTGCCCGAAGGATATGCAATAACTAACTATCCTTCCCTTTCTGGAACTCCGGCTAATGTTTATACGGGCTTATTGATAGCAAAAAAACTTAACTTTTTTCAAATATTATTTGGGTTTTGAACTAGTTTTTTCCAGGCACGACCAAGGCGATCATCAGGCCGTTTGCCAGTATCGGTAATAACTGGCTATTTTTCAATCATTTAATACCAATATTATGTTACGCGAATATATTGCTAAACAACGCACTGTCGGCATACGGATAAGAGTCGGAGATAAACTACAATATGACGATGGCCGTATTGGTACTTTAAGGGCTATCGAATTGGGGCCTAATGGTACTAGTAACCCTGCAATAGTAGCTATTTTAACAGTTCAACTAAAAGAGAGTACCGTAACGGCTACTTCTGATAAGTTTAGCCCTGTGGATGGTGAATTATATTTAGAATCTTAAACTTGTTTTATGCCAACTATAAAAAATAAAGAAATTCTTGTACCTGGTAGAAATCTTGAATGGCGTTGCCATACTCCAGGATTATTACAAGAAATCCTTAACAATCCCGGTACGGGCATTTTGAAAAGGCCCTTACAGATATTTGCGGGCATGTTGGAGGAAGTGGCTTCGCGTGCTGCGGAATTAAATGACCCGAAATTAAATGCGTTAATGTGCCGTCTTACTCTTTACGCAATTAGTGACCCTTATGAGCCAGAATACGATAGTGATTTGACTAACGAGATTATCTCAAAGTTTTATTAATATATTATATGTCAGATATTTTTCAATATGCCGCTGATTATGCACTTCGAAACTCTGGTGTAAACTGTGAACGAATAGTAGAAGTAGCTTTTAAAGATGGCGCTGAATGGCAAAAAGGACAATACAAAGAAGCTCTTTTAGCTTTAAAGGAATTGGTTGAATGCGATTATACTAGTGGTACTCATTTATCTTGTGCAATACTTCGCGGAGAGAAAGCATTATTAGCATTAGGTATTTCGTTTTCACGTTAATAAACCTCTTAATCATGCCTGAATTAATTGATCAAACCGTTTTACTGGGCTATTCCGGTGGTATGGCCCTTTATATCCCTGACTTTGAAGCATTTGAAACTATTTATGAAGCTATTAAATACTATAACTAAAGGGCTATGAACCACGCAACTATCATATCAACCCTAAAAGACCAACTACAGTACAGAATAACATTCAACCTAGATGGTACTATTAGTAGTCGTTATTCACACTCCACCTTTAATGTGTGGGCTGTAGTAGGTGGGCAATTGGTTCTTATTAATTCAAAGTCTTTTTATTTAACCTTTTAAAACTTATTACCGATGAAACGTATATCTTGGTTATTAATCTCGCTTTCCAGTGCCAGTTTTATTATATGGGCGTATGTTGGTTGTATATGGCTTATTACACGCAATGTTCCATAGACCTTGCCCATTTACTTTAGTTGGTGGGCGGCAATATCAGCGATAGTTATGTTAACCGGTATTATCTGCTTAATAATAGCTTATAAATCACTTGTAATTCAGCAATTAAAACAATTTATAACCTTTTATTAACAAACATGAAAAAAGCAATCATTATCTTTTTGGTTCTTTCGTTGGTGGGCGCGTTCTGGTTAAAAGCAAATGCCCAACCTACTCCCGTAAAAATAGCAGATGAAACTACAATTAGCTATGTAAATGATACTGCTATTATTCAATGTGACAATGAAACTATTTTTTACAAACTTCTCCACTCTTATGGTCAATTAATTAACCTGGTCGAAGCCAAATGGAGAAGCAATAAAGAAGGCAGGTATTTACATTATGTGCTTTATCTCAATAAAAAGGATTCCGAGTTAATTATCAAATGGTGTAAAATTAATTTATGAAACGAAATATGAACGAGTGGCAAACGTTTATCTCTGAAATAAGGCGCTGGGATAGACAGGAACACAATTGGGCCGGTACTAATAAACGAATGCCACACGAAAACTTAGTAACCCAAAACGACTTTATTCACTCCTTAATGCGAGAATATAAATTAACCAAACGCAAAAGAAAGAGAAAATGAAAAAGCAAACCCCTAAAGCCTATTACGAAGGCCCACACTATTCCAGACGGCAAAACATACACGGATTCTTTTTTGTGCTTGTCTTGATTATAACATTGGCTTTGCTCTTTGGTTCCTGCACTCGAAAACATTACCTCGAATGCCCTAAAATGTCCGATTTAAAAGCACATAAATACGACCATAAGCTATATTGGGTAAGATGCCGGGAAAGCAATCTAGTATTGGTTGTAGATAAGCAAACGGATGATATAGTTTGCTCTTATTATTCACCTGAATAAACATTCTAAAACTCAAAAAATAAAATCAACATGAAACAAACAACAGGATTCTCTATTATCCGCGCAGATCGTGCTGGCGTTTTCATCGGTAAAATCATTGAAGAAAAAGGTTCAACTCTTGTAATTACTAATGCCAGGCGCTTATATTATTGGGCAGGGGCATTAGATGTGGTAACAATCGCTACTGATGGAGTTAGTAAGCCATCAAACTGTAAATTTTCGGCTCAATTAGGGGATGCCGATAAATCTACTATCTTAAATGTTATTGAATATCATCCAATTTCAGAAGCTGCCCTAAAAACAATTAATTCAGTAAGCGCATGGAAAAGATAATTAAACAATTCTTGAAAATAGACGGCTACGGCGATGGCTACGGCAACGGCGACGGCGACGGCAACGGCGACGGCAACGGCTACGGCTACGGCTACGGCTACGGCAACGGCTACGGCAACAGCTACGGCAACGGCGACGGCGACGGCGACGGCAACGGCGACGGCTACGGTGATGGCTACGGCTACGGCTACGGCGACGGCGACGGCAACGGCGACGGCTACGGTGATGGCTACGGCGACGGCAACGGCGACGGCGACGGCAACGGCGACGGCAACGGCAACGGCTACGGCAACAGCGACGGCAACGGCGACGGCAACGGCGACGGCAACGGCAACGGCTACGGCAACGGCTACGGCAACAGCTACGGCTACGGCGATGGCTACGGCGACGGCGACAGCTACGGCATTATATTTTCTTCTATTGGTGTCAAAAAGGTTTACTATATCGACAAAATACCATGCACTTTTGATAGTATAAAAGGCAATGTTGCACTAGTCTCAATTATTAATGTGGCCGATTTTTCAACCTCTGCGATGTATGTAGTTAAAAAAGGCAATTTATTTGCGCATGGTGAAACTATTAAGGAAGCTAATGAAGCCGTAGATATAAAGTATTACTCATCACTTGATAAGGAGAAGGCCATTTTAGAATTTAAAAGCCAATTCAAACCGGGAAATCAATATTCCAATGATCTTTTTTACAAATGGCATACAATTCTCACAGGTTCTTGTGAATCTGGTAAAAAACATTGGTTAAAAGAAAATGGTATTACTCTTGATGGTTCAATGACGGTAGAAACCTTTGTTAAATTAACTCAAAATGCCTATGGAGGTGAAATAATTCGTTCCATATTTAATGAATAAGCCCGTTTTTAACCCGCACACATTACATGAGATTTCTTATTTTAAAACCTTTTAAATCTTAAACCAATGACCACTCAACAATTAAGAAACCAGATTACCGTTACTAATTGGAGTATGACGGAAGAACTGATGTCTATATCTTATTTCCGCAGCCATAACAATCAGTCAAAAAATTTTCACCTTATACTTAAACCTGTTGATTATTTAGAATTATTATCTTCGATAGGCAGCATTGATGATGTGGATATTACAACTAACTCTGTAATTGAGGGTGAATGTACTTATAGTTTGGCTGATTTCGTCAAGAATTACAACCTATCTCAGTGGGATGCATTATCTATAGCAATTCGTCACGAAATGGATGTAGATGCAGATGCAGACCTTAAACATTGGGAACTATTCATACAAGATAAAGCATTACAATAGCAACTCCTTTGGAAGCCCTGCGGTAAGTATATTTATACATGCTTAGAGTTCATTTCCGGGTTTTTCTCATGTGCTTTTAAGTTTTAGAAAGTGTTGTTGGGCTTCCAATTTTTAAACTTTTTAAGAACTATTTGTTTTAAAGGGTACGATCAATCAATGCCTGGTTAGTCTTAACTGGGCTTTTTTAATGCAAAAAACCGTGACAAATGCCACGGTTAAACTTACTCTTTTAAAGCCCACGAATCCTAGAGGGGTTTTGATTATTAATTATGAATACTATCCGATATTAAGGATTTGAGAAGTACGGCAGCTCCACATTGTTGGTCTATTGCGTTCGGGTCAAATTTACCATCAGCCACGTACTTACCTCTGTGGTAATTATCGGAATATGACCATAAATATGGAGATGGGATACCACGCTTTTGATAGCCAAAGCCATTATATCCTTCTATCAATTCTAGCATATGAGGCAAAGACCAATCTGTTACTTTATCAAAGCCTTTTAGCTGTAATGCATCCATAGCACTCGCCTGCCAAGAAAACGGTGGCTCTCCATGTATTGGCCTGCCGGCTGGAACGTGGATAGTCTTTCCTGTTAATGGGTCACCATTATGCAGATGACGTAGAATACTTAGCCCGGATTCTCTATAATGAATAACAGCCGTCACATACCAAGGTACGCGGATAGCAGCTTCAACAGTATCGTATAAATTCTTTCGGGTTTGTATTTTGCTGACAATAGCACTTATAATGCCTAATTTATCAAGGTCTACTATCATTGTATCCCATAAGTGTTGATAGTCTGTCATCTATCCTTAATTTTAATTTTATTGTTTATAATGCGATAGGCTTCATTTACATTCGCATCTGCTTGCAGATCATTAGATATTCGTTCTGGCAATCTTTTCAATAACAAATAAAAGATCGTTAAAACTGTAATTGGTATAAAATGTAACCAAATCATTTAGCGCCCTTTTAAAGATAATGGCATAGACAATTGAGCCTGATAAATGGCCCCATAATTACTTATAAAGTAGTTAGCTCCAAATAAACGCATATGTTTATCCATATAAATAAAACCGGCTCCCACTCCACTAGGAAGGGGGCCCTTGATACTTAATGCTGCCAAACTAAAATATAATGTTCTTCTTATTTGTGATTGTTTTTGACTGCGTTGTGCTAGGCTAACTGCATCATTTACCTTTTGATGGAGAAAATTATTTGTTTTATTAAGGTCGTTTATTTCATCATCCATTATTGATATTTTATAAGTCAATAATGACTGAATGCTATCCTTTTCTGATTTATAGCGTGTGACTAATTGTTGCCCGTTGGATAGTTCTTTGAAGCAGTCTGAGCAATCGGCAATAAACTCATTATTAACTGTTGTTCTTCCGCTGTCGGATAAGGTAGGAATAGAAATGGGTTTATGTAGGAGGGTTGTTATACGATTATTTGCTGCCCTTAAGGAATCAGTAGTTACTAGGTTTTTGTTCTGAAATAAGGCTAACTGACCATTTATGAATGCAATAGTGTCTCGTTGCAATTGCTCCTTTATCAGAGCAGCTAAACTATCATCCTCTTTTTCTTGCAATACCTTTGTCAGTTGGGCTGAAATGTTATCATAATTATCATACTTATGCTTTGCATTTTTACAGCCGCGTATTAATGCATACACTAGAAATATAATCAGTATGATTGCTAGAATTTTTAACCAGTAAGGTAATTTCACGCTACAAATTTTAAATAAGAATGGCGCTCAAAAGTGTGCTTAACCAAAACTAGGATTTTCCCGTCTTGCACCTTTGAGCGCCATATCTTCCAATTTTGGTTAAGCCCTACAAATATATTTTATTTTTCTGATTCTTTCCTTTTAATCCGAATTTCAATTTCTGTTCGTTTATAGTCTTGCCATGTTCTTATGCTTAAACGTATGAATTTCAGTATTATAAAAGCTGCTCCCATGAAAAATAGAAGGTCTGCTTTCCAAGTTCCTATATTCAAAAAAATAGCAAAAAGATACGCACCAAATCCTGTAGTCAATACAGCATGTAATATTAGTTTTTCCATTCGTTTATTGCTTGGCGTAGGGTTATGAATATTATTGCTCCCAATGATAGGAGAAATAGAATGTTGACTATATACTTGTTGTTGCTTCCCATTTTTGTGAAAAAACTCATTATTTGAAAACATACCCGTATAATTGAATAGATTAGGAGAGGTGCTATATTGATTCGGTAAATAGGAAGTAGGCGGTATAATGATAAAATCAAAAGTGCATCTTTGGATTTATCCCACAAATAATAAATTTCATCCCAAACTTTAGTCCCGAATAAAGCATAGGTATGAAATATTAATAAGCCGGATAAATACCAAATTATACTAATCTCAGGCGCTTTCTGATGGCACATCTGGCTGGCTCGGAGGATTATTGCCACCACTCGTAGGCGGCTCACTAGTTTCATCCATCGCAGCAATTGCAGTATGAAATTTATCTTTAATCGCTTTAAGCTCTTCATCATGTGCATTTTTTTCACAATGAAGATGTAATTCGTTTAGAATGTCCAATAATCTTTGCTTCATTTATGGAGTTTTTTGGGTTGGCGTAGTGTCATCTACTCCAACCCTATTAAGTAATGTTTTTTCATATTTCCCAAAAAAAGCGAATAATGCACTATTACCTGCATAACCTACAAAAAAATACATTGGAATTAATAATGACTGTAGAGTAAGGGTTGTTATTACTTGGCCTTCTACACTTTTAAAATCCACAGTAGCCCCCCCTATTAACATAGGTAGAAATATTACTAGTGCTACCCCACCAAGAAGCAATCTTATAAAGTTTATAACTTCCTTGTTAAACATTGCTTTCCAACTTGATTTCACGTTAGGATTAGGGTTAGCTTCTGCCATTTCTTTATACTTTTGCATTTTCGCTAAAATATATAAAGCTGCTCCTAATAGAAAAGAACCATAGTCATATAAATAGTGTAGCATATATAATATTTAATATTTTCTTATTAATCTCCAACTCAAACCTTGATCATAATAAAAATCATACGTATGACCCCAATCCAATTGAGTAAATGTTGTACCTGTAGCATTATCGGTTACCGCTGCTGATAGGTTGTAAACATTAGTACTTGTTGAATATCTCATTACCAATGTTACCATAGTACCGTTTAATGTAGCAGTAGGCAGAGTTAGTGTTCTGTTTGTAGATAATGATGGCGAAAGTTCAGCAATAATTACATTATTGGGTACTGTATAATTTGCATCCGTATTGGATGCGTCAGTGCCGTATACCACTCCACCAAACATATTAATGGTCGAGCTTGTATACATATAGAGGTTAGTTAATTTACTTCCACTTGCCCCTATATTCAATATTTTACTATTACCACTCAGCGTATGATTGGCAGTCATGGTGCCATCATTTTTCCAGATAGCACTATCAACGAATAAGGCTCCTTCTATAATATGCCCATCCGATGTAGACTGTAAGGTGTGGGTTGGAGTGCCTGGGAATGCGCCACTGCCATAGTTATTGAGTTGAAGTTGCCCTGTGCTTAGGAAAGTAAAACGCGTAGCACTAGTTGTCCAATCATAAACATCTAGCTCTCCACCGCTAGGGCTATAAAGCATTATTGATTCAACATTAGTGCCTCTATTGTTTAATATTAATCCAGCAGTTGCACTTTTTGAGCGTATAGGCCCATTCACATCCAACTTCCAAACAGGGCTTGCCAATGATCCAACTGACATAGATCCGCTTGTCCAAACTTCTCCCGGATTAGTAACTTGCATAATAGTAGAAGGCGATGCAGCGCCTCCTGCTGTGCCTGTGCCGGCTGTTTCGAATAATATGTCGCCTGAGGAAAAATGGAACTGAGCGCCTTGCCCATTTTGTAGGTACGTATATCCGCTACCTCCGTTGTTGTAATAAAGATTATTGGCAACAAATCCATTCAGATTTTGAAATGACTGAATATTCATGTTCCCGAATAGACCTGTAGGATTATTAGGTGTATTACCACTAACAATTATTTCATTATTAAAGGTTTTTGTTCCAGCAAATGTTTGAGAGGCAGTTGTGACTACGCCACCAAAGGATGCATTAGCTGGCTGTAATGTTAGGGTACCCGAACTAAAAGATGCCCCATTTGCGTTTGGACTAGAGCCTATAGGAGCCAAAGTAATACCACCACCACCGCCTCCCACTGACTGCCATGTACCCGTACCATCCATTCTTTGCAATACGCCTTTTAAAAATCGTGTACTATCTCCAATATAAAATGCTAAATCATCTCTTATCCCATAACTCTTTGAAGGAACAGCGTAAAGACCACCGGCATTCATCTTAACCCACGAAAGAAATTCATTTTGGTTTATAGCGGTTGCGCTGTCTATTTTGTAAGCAAAAGCGTGAGAAACATAGTATGGGTGTGTTCTATTCGTATCGTTGCTATTAATATATAAATACATTTTATGTGAGGAATGGTCTGATGCCGACGCATCAATTAACCCTGAACATATTAAAAACCTCCATCCATTATTAGGTTGTGAAATATAAGTTATGTCCGAAACAAGTGTGGATGAAGATGTATTCTGCCAAAGATATCCACCATCTATTTGAGCCTTTAAAGCCGTTGAAAAGATGCTATCCATGTAATCACTTTTAACCCATGCGCCGAAATATATTTGATCGCCAGTATGCCAAACTTGCTCATACTGTTTTATTTGGATAGTAGGGTTGCTATTAGTCCCGTCGGGGGTTACTTTGATTGCTACCGTATCACCATTGTACCCAGTGAAGGGTTCGGTTACAACTGATGCCGAAGTTATTACTGAATCTTTTAGTCTTGCAGCATTGCGTGCAATTTGGCCTCCATCATACAACTGTAGTTCTAATGGTGGTTTCCATCCCCTATTCATATTAATATTATCTGTAAAACCATTAATCCCAAAATCATCGTACAATTGCCTTGAATTTGGGTTAAAAACAAAATTATTAATTGGTTTGGCTGTGCTTGTGAAATACTTATTAACTATAGCAGCACCTCCGAATATTTTCTTTAATTGTCCACTTAACAAATCACCGTCATGTAATTTAACCCCACTAGTATTATTACCATAATTATAAATAAAGAATCCCATATTATAAGTATCTACCATTACTGGACGCTCAAATACTATATTATCTATGGGAATACGGGTACTGTTTAACATGATAGCAGCAGTATCAGGAGCAATGTTTTCTATAGTTAAGTTTCTAAAAGTTATATTTACAATGCCTACATTTAGACTTGCGTCTGCTGTGTCACCGGCTTGTATTCTAATTGGTCTACCCTGGGCAGTGCAATTATTAAATTCGCCCAGATAGCACAAGTTGATGTCGGGGAAATATGTTTTACCTTCCAGCTTTATAGACGAACTGCCTGCCGCAGATGTGCCATCCACGCTAAACGAACAGTTATCCAATTTAAACCAAAACCAGTCCGATACCAGCAACCCTGTTTGCTTGCCAGTATACGAGCCTACACTAGCACTAACATTATCCAACAATGCTAATGCTGCTGGTATAAAAAATGTTCCATTTAATTTAACTCCTATCCCTCCATAACTACCAATGGTTAGGTTTCTCAAAGTATTGCCGCCATATGTCAACTCAACAGCAGCTTTGGGAGCTCCTGTATTTACCACGGTATATTGAATCGATGCTATGTTCGACCATGCAAATGATGCTTCCGCTGTTGCCCCACCCTTACCAATTATACTCACCCCTCTTGTTATACGCCAAGTGTTCAATAACTGTACATTACCTGTTATTTCAAATACCATTCCCCTGCCTGTATTATATACAAAGTTTGATGGGTCAAATTTATAATTACCTGTTAATCGTATAACAGTACCATTATTGCCCGTGTACTTATTTGCTGCGTTTATAGCTTGTTGAACTGCCCATGTATCATCGTATGTTCCATTGGCCTTGGCACCCCACCAATGCGGGTCATACACCCCATCTGGGATATATCTCTTGTATCTATAAGTCCCTGAAACAATTGTAACGACAGTATCATCTGTGGTAGTAACGTCCGTTGGGTCATATACATAATCTCCTACAATTTGAGAGGAATTTGCTCTAAAAACATAAGAAGTATCAGGAAGTCGCAAACCTCTTATTTCACCATAATTTTTACCTATAACATATTTATCTTCATAATAGGCGCGCCGCCCTGTAGTATCTAATTGGTAATCATATTTTCTCCCTGTAGCTACATTTAAAGTAGTGTCATTAACAAGCTGTAAAGAATCAAGGGTAGCTTTGGTTACTGAACGTCTAGCGTTTACACTTGCTCCCGTCCCATCTGTGAAGGTAGTTGCCCTTCCTTTTGAATCGAATGTAACATTGCAATTAGAACAAACGCCACCTGTAACTACATCAGCCAGATCAATTAAGCCGCTGCCATTATCCGAAAAGGATGCGTTAACAAACGTAGCCGCACCTTTTTGACCTGTAGTATTAGCATTTTGAATACTAAAAATGCCAGTTATGTTATTGTATGATAAAGGCGAATTACCAGATAATAACCCTCTTGATTTCAAATAGAAATTGGTAATCATTGAAGTATCAGTAGTTCCTAATGTTCCATTGCCTTTTATATATTGCCCTGAGTTGCCGGCTCCCGATAAATTAAATGTACCTGCTCCAGTAATTGGGCCGCCACTCACTGTTAATGCAGCAGGAACAGACATATTCACGCTGGTAACAGTACCAGAACCTCCCCCTCCCCCTTGCGATCTTCCCAAAATCTGGATGGTATGTAATACCTGGTTAATTGTGTAGCCTATTGTAGAATCATTTATTCTATACATCGTATCCTGTATTCTCCGACCCAACCCAATCCATTTATTAGTGGTATCTATAGTATTTAATTTAAAGTTTATTCTTGTACTTAATGAATTGGTATCTTTCCCCTGCAAATTTTTGAACCATAAATGCCCACCTGCTCCAAACCATAAAGAGGTATCGCCGTTTTGTATTCTAATTATTTGAGAGCCCGAATACCTGGCATTAAATGTATCTCTTACAGCATTTATAAATCCTGAATCTGCTCGGGGCCATCCCCATTTAAAATTACCTGTAGAGGTTTGAGTTACAACCGGATTAAATGGTAATTGTGCATTACAAACGATACTTATTATTAAAAACAATATGGTTAATAAACGTTTCATTTATACACTTATATACTGTAAGAATTTGATGTTATATAACTGACCTGTAGAAACTGGATTGTTAAATGATATGCTACTGCTTAATGAACTATAAAAAGGAGTAAATGAAATTCTATCTGTCACCCCAATAGGCATGTCAACTCCATCTACTGATATTATTATACTTGAATTTAGGATAAAGGAATAATTTAGTGTTAAAGATGTATCTCCATTATTCATGGGCGACCCTGGGTCGCCTACCTTAAATTCAATATTCTTAGAAAGAATAGTTGAAATTACACCCGTTGCTGGATTTATTATTGTACCACTACCACCACTACCTATTATTTGCAACGCTTGCCCGACAAATGGCTGACATAAAGAATACATATAAATGGCCTTCCCATCAAGAGTTGGGTCTGCGGGATTAACAGTATACAACCATTGAACCCCATTTCTTACAATATATAATAGCCTACTAAGATTTGGCCGTATATAACCACCAAATAATAAATTTTGAGTTGATTCTTTATCTGCGGCTAAGTATTGGCAAATCTTTGCTATTTGAATATATGAGGCAACGTCTACTGACATTAGAAAAAATAGTTTTGATTAACAATCAATGATTGTATTCTTGATAAGGCTGCTTGCGCACTTGCCTGTTGTCCAGTAGAAGATGCTTGACTACTACAATCTATATCTGTTTGTAACTTACTCAGATTGGTATCAAACCCTACATCATTTAAAATATTAGGATTGGATTGAATGGCCCCTATTAAATTGTTTAGAAAGTAATAAGAGTTACCGAGGAAATTATATAGTCCTGATGCTGAGTAAGATGAAGGAGGCGGTAATGGTGATGAACTTATCCATTGAACTGCAATAAGAAGGCAATAATCAATATTCAATACATTTAAAGTAATTGAATTGCCCATAGTGTAAGGGAAATCAATTGGTACTCCACCTAATAAAGTTCCATCAGCTTGATATAAAGAAATTTTCCTATCAGTCAGATTAGAATCTGAACCAGTAGTGGTATCATTTAAAATAAATGACCCCGGCGTAATAACGCTAGTGATTGTAAAGGCTCCATTGAATGCCATACAAAATCAGGCTTTAACAAAATAATATAATAAAAATAGCACATTTTAAAGTGCTATTTGGTTACTTTAAGCATTATTTTTTTCTGAACGTCAGGCGTTATATCGGTTGTTTCGGTAATGGGGATGCGGCCAGCCAATGCTTGATTTATTTGGCTTTGTGAAGTTCGGAATCCCTGCCCTGTTCCATAGCCTAATACCTTAGTTTTAGTCATTATGTCTTGTACATCTGGATCATTGGAGCCAATATCGTAAAAATGCTTAATTCTTTCCTCAATTGGCAATTTTTGGTATTCTGGTTTAGCATTGAACAGATACGTATGATCCATTACTTTTGTTGCCCTATCCTTTCCCAGCATTCGAGTTAAATTAGCATAAATGGCCGCCTGATCGCCGGGTTTTAGATTGTTTTGGCTTCCAATTAATTCATAAATCCTGTCCCTTAAATCAAAGTTTTGATCTATTGGTGTTTTACCAGGGCTTAAAATAACTGGTCCCTGATCAACAGTAGGATTTTTTGGGTCACCCGATGGAGGAGCTACTTTTATCATTATCTTTTTAGCCATTATCTATGAGTTTTATGTGTTCTTGTAGGTCTATGTTCTCTAGTTGGTTTGCTTACTGTTCCGGTAGCGCCGGCACCACCTCCGCTACCACCAGATTCTTTTCCTATTATTCCTGTTTCTTTCAAAATTTGTGGTTCAAACCTACGTTTTGCGTCATCTTCTAGTTTTTTAGCTTCGTACGGATCGGTAGTTGCGCCAATAGCGTGCACTGCTGATTCAAGGATTGGAATTTGTTCAGTTAATCCCCCTATGCTTGCTAAGCCTGCTTTCTCAATTGTTTCCGCTGTGGATGCACCTTTATCACTATAATGATCATAAACGTGTCGGGCTGTTGCCGCAAATTGAATCACTTCTAATGGTAACGCGTGTTGTATTGGCTTTGGAATCATTTTCCCTCCTACCGACATTTCATCCGATTTTAATTCGCCCTGATCACGGCTTTTATTTGGGTTGAATTTACTATATAAACCACCAAAATAAGAAGCACCATACCAACCTATTAACCATAAAGCCGTACCCAATGTACCCTGTTTTAGCTGCTTCATTACTGAATCGGCCTCTTCTGGGGTGAGATTTTCTATTCCTTTTCTGTAGGCTTCAACAACTTTAACTCCCCCGCGTATTAGTCCTAATGGTGAGGTAGTTACAACACGCCGGGCAATATTAGTAGGCACTGTACTTACCGGCACCATGAAATCAGCCAAAAATTTACCTGTCGCTCCCCAATTACCCTTTTTCTCCATATTGCTTTTCCATTCACCAAATTTGCGCGACAAAACGTTTGATTCTTGGAATATTTCATACTGGGCCCGTTTGTAAGCCGCTGTTTGCAATGACTGCATTACCAAGTCATCGTTAATATCTAACCCTTGTCTTTCAGCCCACACCATAGCATTTTTCAATGATGCTTCATAAGTAGCACGTTTCAATGGGTCTTTAATAATCTGGTGCAAATCAGTAGGCAAATATAAGCCGGGAATATGTTCATATTGTCCACTTGAAAATTGTTTGCTTAGTGGTGATTCTCCAGTTTTTAATATTTGCCATGCATTTTTTGCAAAGGTTTTTGGATTAAAGAACTCTTTATAAAATTTAGCTTCTGCCTTTGCATTTGTAAATCCTTCAATTGGCGCTTTCTCGGCTATTCCTCTGAATGCTTGACCATAAATAAATCCGATTGCTTGTTCTGGAATACGCTTTCCTGCACCACCTATAGTAGCAGCAGCAGCCAATTTACCTAATACATTATACCCTGACAATATAGAAAGTCTTATAGCTCTGCCTGTCCACATTAATGCTTTTTGGTAAAAGTTCTTTTGAGATTCAAATGCCTTTCTTTTTTCTACTCTAATATTATATTGGGCATTCGCTATACGTTGTTTTTCTTTTACTATAGCAGTATTAAGAGCTGTACTTTTTTTAGTTTCTGGTTGTAGATATTTTTTATTAGCAAATTTGGTTTCTGTTGACTTTCTTAACTTTTCTAACCTATTTAGTTCCTTTTCGGCATCCGTTAATTCTTTTTTAGCCATTTCCGGTGTCAGAATGGATTGTATTTCTTTAACTGCTTCCTTATTGCGCTTCCGTATGTCATTTAACCGATCTCGTAAATCCTGTAATTTTTTATTCTTTTCCTCTTTTTTCTTAGGCGTATCTTCCTCCATTTTAAGCGCGGCAGCAATTTTAGTCCAAATATTAGCTTCCGTTCTATAATCTCTTATTCGTTGTGCTATCGGGTCAACTTCTTCACCTTGTGCCTTATACTTACCAGCCAATAAGTTAACAATATCTGATTTTTGAATACCATCCAATTCATCTTTTAATACTTCGTGTAAACGGTTAATTATTTCCTCTGTTTTCTGCACCCCTTCTTCTGCATAGCTTTTTATTAACTGGAATATTTCAGGCGTTATCGAAATAAGTTCTTTTGCAAATGGTAATGGAACGGCAGTCAACCCACTTTCACCTGTTCTTCCTTTCTTTAATTTATCTGAAATGGATTTTTTTATTTCTGTACGTTCATTCTTAAAGTCAGTAGCTGATTTTTTAGGATTCTTTGGCGGACTTTCCTTTTTTATAGTTTCATCCGCGGCTTGCTTAGTCTGTTCTATTTGAAGTTTAGCTAATTTATTTAATGCGTCATCTCTTTCTTTCAATACTTTATCCAACCGAGCTTTTACTTCCGAAGGAATTTCTCCTCCATACGCGTCTCTAATTAAATCTACGTCTCTGTGAGGATTATAACCAGTATCTACCTCTATTTGTCTAAAATCTCCCACGTAATGCCATGCATTCCCACTTATTTTATTTGCTCTAGTAGCAGCGTCTATTTCATCAGACAATTGTTGCAATTGCCCATTTATTTCAGCTTCTTCTATGGGAGTTTCCGCCCTAGCTTTTTGTTCCCTTAAATTAGTCTCATGTTTATTTAATTGATGCATATAATATTGTAATGCTAATACTTCATTCGGTTGTACTCCATGTTCCCCTTCTGGCGCATTCAATACTCTATTTACAATATCTAATGGATTTATTTTACCACTATCTACTAACTCCTTCCCTAATTGTAATTTTTCTACATCCGAGCCCATTTTTATAATTGGCACTTCCGGTAGTTTTCTCTCAAATCTTATTTGGTCAGAAATTTTATTTTTAACCCCTGTTCTTTTATCTCCCGGTTCATCAATAAATGGTAATCCGTATGCATCATCAATGGTAAGATTTTCTATTTTGTTTTCCTCACCTTGATCATTACTTTTTTCTTCGGTGCTTCCTCCTTGTGTTCCGGTAATGATTTCGGGTTGGGTGTTTCCTTCGCCCATCGTTTCGCCATTGCCGGTTTGTTGGCGAACATCCAGGCCATTTGTGCTTTGGATTGGAACGGCATTGGGTAATTCTTTATTGTTTAAAAATTCCTTTGTTGTTTCGTCTGTCCATTTACCATCTGTTTGTTTTAAGGCTTCTAATGCTCTCATTACTTTTGAATGAGAAACGACGTGATTATCTTCTGGTAATGATTTTACATATTGATATGCTTGCTCCATACGACCTTTAAAGTCATTAAAACTTTCCCCGCCTTTTGGGGCTTCATTGGGTTTATCTATCCATTCTTTTTCATTGAATGATCCTTCTGGCTTACCGTCATATTCACCAATATTCCATGTATTTAACAAAGGGTTAGTTTCTACTGGTATTTCTTTACCAGTTGCATTTTTGACTTCCGCAGCAGCAGTATGGGCCGTTTCTTGCGCCCGCTGAACTTCACTGGTAATTATTTTTGTTTTATTATTTTCTGCTAAATAATTGCCCAGTTCTTTAGCTTCCTTAATTCCATCTTCGGAAAGTTTGGAAGGTTGAGTACCATTTTCTTGACCAGCTTCCGTTTTGGTATCTTCCCCATGTTCGCTAACTTCCACATGACCAATATTGTCGGGAACTACCTTACCGGCTCCTGCCTCATTAGGCATTATTACTGATACATTTTCAGTAGATTTTATATCTGATGGCCTTTCGCGTGGTGCAATTGTAATAGTTTCAGGTTGTTTTATTTCCCCAGGTTGTATTACTGAAACGGCTGATTCTTTTTTCGGATATAATTCTTTAGCCTTATTAACTATTTTTTCTCCGAAGGTTTTAATTGTATTTTCTTCGGATGCTGGATCATGTGCTTGCTCGGAAATTTCCTTCATATATTGCTCTAATTCCTTTTCGTTGGCATTTCGTAGGATATCGGTTAAATATCCTTGCACATTCCCTTTGTTAATTTCGCCATGAACTAACTGTTGCAATTCACCTCGTTCTGAACCTTTCGATATGCTTAATATATCTTCATTTAGTTTTTTTATTTTATCTTTTAATTCAGGATGATACGCTTCATCTACTTGTTCTAATTGCTGTTTTAGTTGTGAACGCTCCTTTATCTTGTCACCTATTTTTTGTCTATCGCTTTCCGGCAGCGTTTCTGGTATTGAATTTTCTAATGCTTTTTGTTCGCTAATTATATCTTTTACATTCTGTAACTGTTCTGGTGTTAAATGACCTGCTTGCTCTACTTTATTTAATCCTTGTTCAACTACATTATCAGGTAATTTAGCTATACCACTTGCTAATTTGGCTTTTGTGAATGGTTTCAAAATATCTTTACCTAATCCTAACATTGACATTGCACCTGTCATTAATAATCCTGTAGTAAATTGATCCATTGCGCCTTCGGATGTGGGTACATTCAATCCTGCATTTTGAGCCATCAGATTTTTTATAGTTTGGCCGCCAGCCCCTATAGCACCTACCCCTAATGATTCAAATGCTTTTTTACCCAATTCATCTTTTACTTGTGATAAGCCACTCGATATTCCCTTTGCCAATTGTTTACTTGCCCCAAAACCGGCTTTGCCTCCTAAATATTGCATTGCTGCTGCCGATGCAGCATCAACCACCGCTTGTTTACCTGCTAAATCCTGAGCTTGTTTAAAAGCGGTATAATCTGGCATATCTGGATGATCCCGTTTTAATAGGGCATAGTTTTGCTCTAATGCATTTTGATATCCTATTTTGTACATATCATTAGCATTTACCCCTGCACTTGCCATATTAAACGCAGCTTCGGATGCTTCTGGATTACCTAACAGTGAGGTACCAATACCTGCTACAGTACCGGCGGCTAATCCCTTAATGGGCATTCCTCCAATATTAGCGCCTAAATGTCCCAATAACCCTGTTGGCATTTTAACAGGTTCATCTGGATCACGTTTTATTCTATTATTCAATTCCATTATTATACCTGCTTCATTTCCTCCATCTTCCATTTTTTTGGTATAATCGTAGGCATCAGATAATCTATTCAATTCATTTCTTGCAGAAACTAAACTTCCAAAGAATCCTTCCGGCTTACTTAATATTTGGTTGTGATGGTCATAATTCAATTCTCCTTTGCTAATAGCCTTTGCGTTTTCTTCTATTTTATTAACCCTTTCATTTCCGTTCACATCCTGAGCAGCATTATTAAAGGCATCCACCATGTAAGCATTCTTTTGTATTTCCTGAGCTTTTTCAGGATTTATTTGCATGGCAGCACTAAGTACTTGGTTAGCTCTATCTCTATTAGTTGTAGCTTCGGTATTTACCTTATTTAAATCGTCATCAGTTATAAATAATGGATCAGTTAATTGTGGGCCGACTATGCCCGCTTGTCTATTTTTTTCTTGTTGCTTTATCCTATCATTAACTATAACTCTGCCTAATGCTTGTTTATTGGTAGATAATTCTTTATGTAGATTTTCTTGTGCTACTCTAGCTTTACCTCCTAGTTTAATAATGTCGCCTGCTTCTGCGGGTGCATTATATTGAAAGGTATTAGGCCCTGTTTGTGCAGGTGCTGATTTAAATGTAGGGGTTGATAATTCAACATGAAAAGCCGGTTGTGCAACCGGCTCTGTTCTTTCTTCATGAACTGGTTCAAAATGAGCATTTGGATTAAAAGCGGGTTTATTACTTTTCGGCGTAGGAGCATCTGCTACAGCTTCATAATCTGCATCTGGGTTAAATTTTGGCTTTGTGCCACTAGATGGAAATGTTTTACTACTCATACGATCCTATTTCGCTATTCCAATGATATGTATATCCGTTTTGTTTTACTGTTGCAGGTTTACCTGCCGGCAAAGGATATTTAGGTTGTGTCGATTTAGTTTTGGAACTCATAGTCTTGCCTAACTGTTTTTTTGTTTCTCCTCTATATCCCATTGCTAATTTAGCTTGATCCATTTCTAAAGGTTTACTAATATCTTCATCTATCACTGGATCGCCTTTATCATTTTTAACAAGAATGGTTTGTTTTGTTTTAGGGTCTTTTTCGTATTTATAGAAGATAGGCCATATTTTTTGTCCATCATCTGTTACATATAGTCTATCTGGTTCACTGCCTCCCCTTGAAAATGACTTTGCCAAAACCGGATCCATGCTTATTTCATATCCGTACTTTGTTGTATGTGGTGTATAAACTTTTCTATAATTGGCTTCATCTGACATTGCGGTTTGCAATCTGTTTTGTAAATACCGATCAATCCATTGATTATTCAATTCCATATCATTAGGATCAATATTTTTCCTGAATTTTATCAATTCTTCTTGGCTTGCTCTACTTAAAGCATCTTTGAATCTTTCCTTAGCCACAAAGTCTTCTCCTTCTTTGTATTCCACCGCCTTCATATTATTATCTATAATCCCTTTTGCTGCCCATGCTTCTTTAGGAGTATCAATATCTTTCCCGTATATAGATTTATACATTTTATTATACTGATCATATTTCATAGGATCATGCATAATATCCTGAAATGTTTTGTTAGCTTCTGTACGCCATCTTCTATCACTTTCGTAAGCATTCATTGCATGCTCGGCAATTACTTTTTGATTTTCAGGACTGTATTGCTGATAAATAGGGGTGCTTGTTTTGAAATTACCTATACTTTTTGTTTCTCCAGGTATTTTATCATGTGGTATTCCTCCTGTTAAATATTTATTATACGCATCCCATTCTTTAATATCAACTGGTTTATCTGGAACAGTTAATGAAGCTAAAGTTATACCCTTCCTATTTGGATCACCTATTGGTAATTCATGGGATCGTAATTGATCCATGAATTTTGGGTCTTCAAATATGTATGACATCTGAGGGTTTAACTTCATTTTACCTATCTCATCCATAGATTTAGCAGCTTCTTTGCTTTGATCAATTAACCCTAGCATGTCTTGATGCCGTGCCTGATATTCGGAATAAGCTGCTCCATTATCTAATTTTGGATTTAATATCTGAGCCTTATTTTGAAAATAATACTGCTGTGCATCCTGTTGCTTTTTCAATAAACTAGATACATCTTGTGAACGCATGCCGGCAGATGTAACATTTTTATTAAGGTCACGGAAATAATTATCTAAAGCATCATCTTTTGCTTGTTTACGAGCCATTTGTTGCTCATAGAACTGTAAAAATGGACGCTGATCAAATACAACAGCTCCCGCTGCCCAAGGATTTATAGTAGCTACTGCCATTATATTTTTATGATATTGATGCTAAAGGAATTTTATATGTATCAGGAGGTAAATATCTATCCTGTCCATAACTATTTAGATTATTACTTCCTGTTAAACTACTCATACTTCCTAAACCTGAGCCATAAGTACTAGCAGCTTGCCCCCCTCCCCACATATTTTGTAATCCAGCATTTAGTAATTGACTATATCCGGCAGCTTTTTGTGACAATATGTTATACTGTTTTTGATAAGGCAACATTTGGTTTATGTTAAATGCTTGCCTTTGCTCACCAGCCATTGCATTAGATGCGGCTCCATATTGTCCAAAACGTTGGTTTTGCTGCTGTTCAGCCGCAACTCCAGCTTTCAACAGAGCATCATTTTGCGCCTGTACTAATCCCGACACCCCTGCCAAAGCACTTCTTCTATCTTGCAATCCTGCAAGTCCTTGTTGAGTGCCGCGCATAATATTTTGCGCTTGCATTTTATACAAATTACTTTGATATGGAGATTCCTGATATCGTCTCAATGCTTCATTATAGTAATCAGTAATACTTTTACTTGGAGTATAAGTAGGCGTTTGAAGATTTTCCAATTCCTTTTTAGCCTTCCTCCCTCCAAAAAATCCAATTGCAGCTTGAATTTCTCCTCCTAATGTTTGTTTGGCAGAATTTGCTGCTCCTATGATTGCTGAACTTGTAACAGGCATCTTTAAAAAGTTAAATGTGTTAGCAAATTATCTGCTGCTATTATTTTCATTCCATTTTTTTGTAACCATTTGCATGCACGTGCATTTCTGCTCCATAAAAAGCACTGAAATATACCTTTTAAATCCGTACGTATTAAGGACCAAAATTTCTTCAAATACTTCCTTTTTCTATAACCTATATTCAACCCAAAGCTCACTAATGTCTTATGAGGCATATCTATTACATAGTATCCTACTAATGTATTTTTATCATATACGCCCTTAATTTCTGCATTTGTTACATCTGCATGTATTCTTGTAGAAATATCTTTTATTATATCTTCTACTGTTCGTACGGGTGTATTAGGATTATATAAGGTGAACACGGCGGTATCATTCACAAATGCCACCTTGATCGCTTGTTTAAATTCCTCTTGGTTTATATATTTTGATACCATATCTATTGTGCATTTAATGGAGAATCAATAAACTTAATATATATACCGGATAAAAATGAATAATTACCGGCATCATCTAGTCTTAATCTGAATGTTATAGATATTAATGACCCCTTTAAAGAATCACCATCGCTAATGCCCCCTTGTGAATTAATATCAGAAAGAAAACTAGCATTAAATTGACCCTCTGTATTATTGAAGTCCTGAGTTATAAGGTTACTTTGTTGTGGTGTATTTGCATAACTCATTTCGTTTGTATAAATTTCCGGACAATCCCAAATAACATTACCTAGTTGAGTTACACTAATCCATGATTTTTTTTGCATTAAATGTTCATTGAATATCCTGTTTATATTTGACTCATATTTGATTCCATAAAAGTCATTCATACCCCCATTAGTTATTACATCGTGAATGTACATTTTACCATTAACCCAACTATACAATGTAGTATCTGCACACACAATACATTCGGGTGCAAATGAATAAAACGATGTAAAACAATTTTTCGTTTCATCAAATGATATTGTTTGCCCTATTAAAGTATTTCCTCCTAATACTCCTGCTTGTAATACACATAAATATTCTCCTACATTATCTTTTCTTATATTGAATGTCCCTGTTATTCTAGCGGGCCCACCATATGTATAATTATAAGTATTTAAATACTTTGATATGTTTGATGATGCCCATGTTTTAGTTTTATAAAGCGTAGATAAAGGTATTATGCCGTCTCCACTTAATCTGCATTGTTCTCCTTTTACTGGGTCAACAAAATAATAAACAAAGCCACTTTGAACCACACTATCACCTTGATTACCCACCCCATATTCTCCGGCATAATATTGAACATTATTAGTAGTAATAATATCTGAACTAGTTATTAATTGTTGGCTACCTGTGGTTGTAGTAATGAATTTCATATATACACCAACTTGTCCACACTTTCTTTCCTGGAATATAGTTAGTCTTTTATCCCATATCATCATTCTCATTATCGCCCCGTAATCTCTTAATAATGTGTCGAAATTCTGAGCATAAAAACGGCATGTCTGATTAATATTTGTATCAGTTTGATATGCTAATGACCACCGATACATCGTGGGATAATTAACTTGATTTGCATTTTCGTCAAATGGGAATGCTCTACCGTTTGAATTTACTGAACTTATATAGAAATCAGAAAAATTAGGGTCTATTATCCTTTGAGGAATAATGTGATTTATTGTAAGGGTAAAGGTAGAAGATAGAAATGTTACTTGCCTATCGCTTAGGTTATTAACTGATTCAGCAATTAAAAATAGATTGTCGTTTTGAAGTGTTATAGAATCACTTATTTCTCCTGTATTTATATGAAATACAGAAGTAATTGCAAACGTATAAGTTCCGGCTGCACTACAATCAAATGGGGCTACTAATTGGTAAATATCATGGTATTTATTAACGGCTATTATAGTCCACGTATCACCAGTTCTGGAAGATGGAAAATTTAAGGATATAGAACCACCTACCTTAAAAGTGGTAGCAGTCCCTCCTACTGATATTAACCATCTTGTATCTGTAGATGCATCGAAGGTGTTTCCTATCCCTACCAATGGTACGCTATGAGCTGTTACATTTGAGTTATTATAACTAGACCCGACAAAATTTAATGGAACCAAAAATCTAAATCCTGTTGCTGGCGATAATGGTATATTCCAGGTATAAATATTTCCTGTCTGTATAGACCTTAACCTTACATAAAAATCCCCTTTTATAAGGGAGAATAAAGCTGGTTGAAGTGATTGTATTTGATTTTGAGTTTGTCCTTGATGGGTTCTATTTAATAACCCTGGGTTTTGAATCGTATACCTTTCTCCAAATTCATAGTATAGATTTAAATTATTAGCTACGGGTTGAGCAGGAGTATAAAGTTCTATAAAATAATTATTAAAGCCTGTTCCAAAATCAAATGAACCATCTGTAGGAGGCAACAATATTTTTATAAATTGTCCTACTTGTGTTGCTCCATTGATAGTAGGGTCTGTTACCGAACCGGTAATTTCAAAATCCTTGGAATTACCATACAGATTAGCTGTAGTTGTATCATCATTATACCTCTTAAAAAATCGCACTCTATCTCCTGCTGCAAAGGTGTATCCTAAAGGGCTTCCGGGATTATTTCTAACAAATACATTTACAGATTCGATACTCATGTAAGCATATTGAGATACTCCTGAAACCGCTGCTGTATCTTTAAACGTTCTGTCTGTTATCCATTGTAATTTTAAATCTTTGCTTAAATTTTTTGTCCTTACCCATTGATAATAATATGCCCAAATGGGTGGTTGATGATATATAGTGGCATTCAATAAGGGCGTTTGTGTGATGTTTGAACTTTCGGAATAAGGGATAGTCTGTATAGAAAACCCCGTAGTATAAACTACTCCATTAGTTCTGCCTTTTTGATCATAATATACTAACCCAAACCCATATTTGCTCGACCAATCATAAGCATTCAAGGATGTATTAAATAAAGAATTATATTGGTAGTTCGGTGATGTTATTATAGCTCTAGCAAGAGATGTAGCGATTCTAGTTATGTACAAATCATTACTGCCAGTGCTTAAAATTGTAAATCCAGCAGATATTGCAGCATTTCTTAATCCGTTTATTACATCTGCAACTCCATCTCCATTATTTACCGTATAATCTAAGCTAGTCCCATCGGTTAAATATACACTATAGGTATCAAGGGTTCCTATTAATGAAAGTACAGTCCCTCGTATTACTATATGTATAGATCCTGAACCAAAACCACTGTCACCCGACTGATTAGCAATTAATTTAGTAAAATAAATTCCGGTATAATAGGTAGCTTGATTACTCGATATATTACTAGTATTAGAACCATCACTAAAATTAGTAAGATTTGAATACCCCTCAGTTATATTACCATACGCTAAAACATTACCGTTTAATACAGTTTGTACAGTAGTCTGAATAGGAACATAATCAAAAATTTGATCACTTTCAGTTATATCAATGTTTGAATACCCTTGATCATTATAAAATAGGAACGTATTAACATCATTGTCAGCTATATTATTTACACTTTTATCCAGAGAGGCTACTAAATAAAAATCAGACATTGTTGTTCCCAACGAGTTCGATGCTAATATTTCTATTTTTTTTACATTAGATGCTCCTGTTTGATAAACTATAGCTATACGACAGTTTTTTGTTGGATCGGAATCTGTAGCTTGATCAAAAGCATTTATAGGTAAAGGCATTTCACTTTGGCTACTTGTTACCGATTTGTCGTGATCATCAAAAACCCATCTTATTTTAAATCTAAATAATTTTTTCCTACAGTTATTTACTGTATTGGATGGATCATCTTCATATACTACATAAGGGGGAATATATGCTGGCTCTTTCGCTACCTCTAAGTATGATTTTTTTATAGTTCCATAGCCACCACTTATAGCGCGATCAATATTAATCTTTTTTGGAGTTCCGTCACCATCTATCCAATACAATATATCTCCCTGCGCACTGTCGCCATAAATAATATTGATATTACTTATAACATTTTGTGTAAAAGCTAATGCGTTTATATCTGCATTAACCGTTCCCTCTACCAACCTGTAAAACAATAAAGCTACTGTATCATACATATAAATCGCCTTATTGTAATCTCCCCGATAATTAAAAAAGAATATTCTCTTTTTTACACTGTCGTAAAATCTTCCTATGGTTAGATTATTACCATCGTTAATTAAAAATGGATTTGTTTTTTCTCTTGTCCCTGGAACATTTTCTATTCTTAGATGTGGCTGGCTTCCTTTGAATATAATATTGGACGCATTCCTGTGATGAATAGTTGGTATTACTTCATCAGGATCGTCCGTATTTAATACACCACCAAAAGGGAATGCCTGAACCATATTTTACAATTTTACCGTAAGTCGTGTATTGGTTTGCGCCCATTCGTATGCTTCGGTCAGGTAAAGTGGTCGATATCTTGCCCAAGCTAGACGCCTTTGATTATAAAACTCATGTTTCCTATCACGCTTATCGCCTAAATTACCTCTACGAGAATATGGAATTGATCTAATATCCAACCATGCCAACCCTGCTATAATAGCTTCTTTAAATTGAATTGGAATAAAGTATTGCTGATCTTGTTGCGGATTAGCAATATATTCAACCATTATATATTGATAGGTAAATGTTTCATTTAAAAGGATTATTCCAGTATTATTATCTACTTTAAAATTTCCTACAAAGGGTGCCCCACTTGGCATTCCATAAAGCGTAGAAAATGAGTTACCAGTCCAATAGTTATACCATATAGGAGTATTAAAAAGAAATAAATTGAATAATGTATCATCCTGTGTTTTCTGTAACCTATTACCGGGAAACTGTCCATAGGATGTTAGTTTATCATTGTACTTTAAAGGAATTATTTCACCTATATCATTAAGTACTCCTATTTTTGTCCACTTTAAACAATCTGATGGTAAATTAACAGTGAAGTTTGGATTAACTGGGAGCTTTACAGATTTAATTTGATAGAAAAAATCTATCCCAAGATCTGTCATAACCCTGAAAGCTAATTGCCATATTTTGTAGAATTTATGAATGCTTTGTTCCGACTCATCTAAATAGGAATTTATACACTCATCCAAAACACACCATTGTTGATGTTGGCTCATATTAATTTAATTGAGCAATTAACCACGATTGTTTAACTATAAAATAGGTCTGTTTATTAATTTCTATTTCTGTTCCCATTCCCTTTACTCTAAATACGACATCTCCCTGTTTTAGTTTCATGGGCTCTTTTTTAGTTCCATTTCCTACTGCAATTACCTTCATTTTGCAACTTACTTCTCTATGTGCTTCTGAAACAAAAATACCGCCATCTGAAATTTCATCTGATGGGAATGCTTGTACTACAATATTATCTCTTATAGGTTTTATCATAATTGTTTTAAATTATCATCTTTTCCATTATTTACATCATCAGTTGATATTGAACGTTGGGCTAAAAGTTTTTCTATAATATATTGACGAATAACAGGAATAGAATCGGGAGGAACGTTTAACTCAGAGTTTAGATCGGTTGTATCTCCTCCACTAATTATTTTTACCGTTGCTGTATATAGACTTAATATTAGTGGTGTTTTGGCTCTTACTGTTTTCCCTTCTGGTAAATAAAGAACCTTATTAGCAATCGGAGGCATACTATCAAAATACGACCATTGATTCATGCTTAACGGGATACCTGGGAAAGAAGTAAAACCATCTGAACCTTTAAATCTTACCTCAGCCACCCCCATATTTGCGGCAATACCTACTGGAATTTCTGGAAGTACAAACTTATAACATAGATTATCAGTGTTATCTTGAACTATAGGCAATCCAGAAAAGGTACTATAAAAACCACTATTAATATATCCTACCCCATCTAATTGTATAGCAGTTTTATAGGATGCTTGTGCCGCTACTGCAATTCCTTCCTGACAATATAGATTTACCAGGTTATAGGTAATTTCAGCATCATCTGTTATTTTCTCGCCATATATCTGCATTAAAATGGATTCCAAAAATGCACCTCTTATCATTATTGGCCTCCTTGTTTAATAAGGTTAGCATATTGCTCAACATCTCTTAACTGCAAATTGACACCTACTTGTATTAAAGCACGAACAACGATTTCTAAACTGTCCAAGTCATTCCATTGTGGTTGTACGCTTCCTGTTGGATTATAACTGACACGACCATATATGTCAGTAGTTGAGTTCCAAAATAATGTAGCCGGTTTTTTTATGTATGACAATGAAGCTGATCCTAAATTTTTAGGATAAAATTGAAAGCCTGTATCAATCACTAAATACACAGGATTATTGGATATTGGGTCGATATAACTATTTAAATGACTATCTACCCTGTCTTGTTGAATAAATTTTACACGCCTATTATAAATGCCGTAATACATTGCATCAGCATTTATAAAATCTATGGGGTATGTAGATTTTCCATTACCATCAATAGTTAATGGAACTGGTGAAGATATAAAAGGTGTAAGCCGCTGCCGAATATCTTGGTTTTGGCCAAATTCTACAGCGGCCCACGGTCTTCCAGGGGTGTATTTTTGAAATTCTCCCAGGAGGTAATCCATGTACCCACTTTGTGCAACGTTAATAATATTATTAAAATCAGAAGGATTTAAATTACCATTCTGGTTTTTTCTAATAATAAAACGTATAAGTTGATACATTTGATTTATATCCAAAACCTACCTCCCTTTTATGTTACAATTCGTTCAAGTTCTTGCTTAAATTCTTTACCTTCCTTTGTATTGGTCAATGCTAGTTCTGTTAAATATTTAATCGGATTATCTGATTTTGGTATATTACAAACTACACCACCATTTTTACCCCAATATATTCGGCCGTCCCCACGTGCTATATCCAATTTACTATCAATAACTGCTTGCCTTATTTTATAGTATATGTCTACTTCTTTAGAATCAAAACTTGCCTCAAAATCGGATGGATTTCTTTTAGCATAAATAAGATATTCCATTCTTACTGCTTCCTCTGATTTGGGTGCTCCTGTTAAATCATGGGTAAGTTTGATACCTAAATAAAAGGCATGTTTTTTCATTTTTTCAAAAGGCTGTTGCTGTGCCTTTAATAACATTTCAATTTCCTTAGTTTCCTGAGCTAACTTTTCTTTCGCTACATGCTCGGGGTCATATTTAAAAAACTCGGTTTTACTACTTTTGGTACGATTTGGATTTAATCTATTATGGCAGCACAATTCTAAAAATTCTAGCTTAGCCTTATCCCATTTAGGTACTGACATAAACCTTGATCCTTTAGGCCATTCTATGAACCGCATCATCTTTCCCGCCTTAGCTTCTGGAATATCTTTTTGATCTGATGCCCATATAGAAGAAACTCCTTCCAAAAGTCGAATCATTTGTAATCCTTTTTCTGGCTCTTTAGGATTTATTACATAGTCAATAGGCTGTATATAAACTCCATTACTATTTTTTCTTACTAATTTAAAAATTACATAGCCATTATCTTCATCAGGCTTATCTGTCTTTTTTATTTTTAACTCTGGTACATAATCATCATCGTGGTTACTATTTACCACATCTTGTTCGCCATGCATAGCGAATTGAACATCTCTTAAGGTTGCCATAAAGTAATTTTTATGCGCATTTAAGGCTTGGGTGACCTCCTTTTCAGGACTACGCTATTAATAAATAAGATAGGTAAAGCCCATATATTTTATATGGGCTTTACCTATATAATTAACTTCCTACAATATTGATAAACTGGTTGCCTGCAACTACACGTGTTGCGCGATATGTTGCCATTTCAATATTATCCCGCAATGTTCCATCAGTTGGATTGGTTGAACCACCACCCCAGTTCCATACGCGGATACCATTTCCGACTGAACCACCTTTTGGGGGTTGTTGAGCCATTATGGTAATATTCTTATATACTCTTGATGGAGTTTTAGCGTCCGGGGTTTCACCCATTGGACACAGGAAACCGTAGTTACGGAAATAGTCATTGACAGGAGTAAGACCCGTATAAGCTTCCGAGTTAAAGTTTCTGTATTTAGAAATTTGGAAACGATACCCGTCTATATCAATTACTTTAAAACCATAAGCTAGACTAGCTTCTTCTGACTTTTCACCATATCCCCAAACAAAAGAACCAGCAGGGAATTGAGTAAAAATACCATCAGAAAAGTCTTGGCGTTGGAAAATATCTGCCATCCACATATTTTGTTTCACACATCCATTTACATCCATTACACGCGTCATAGTATGTAAAAATCCAATATCCAAATTACCTACTGAATAGTTTACAGTTTCCCCGTTAGCTAAAATAAATGGTAAAACACCTTGTGAACCGACGGATGTCGTAGTCCCTAATCCTGTATTTGTAACTGCATCACCAAACATCAATTTACGTTCTACGTTATTAACGAAACGTTGAGATGCTTTTGTTAACCCCATGTATGTAAAGTAGCTTGTGCCTGCTTGTGCAGCACCGCCAATAGGCGAACCACTTACGCCAGTATCAATATATACATCTGTCATTTCACCCAAGTCAGTAGCTGACCAGGTATCGTGAAACTCAGTAATGTTATTATTGTACGGTTGAGTTAAATAAACTTGAGGATCGCTTGTACCAGATGCTTCCCCCACGTCCGTACGACCACCAAAAATTAATACATCTGTAGCTTGCAGGGTAGATGCCTGACCAGCAGATGCTAATGATTGAGTAGATTGTTTTGGCCGTAAATTAAAGGTAAAAGCATTCGGGGTAGTTCCTGTGATTGCTATAATTTCAGCTCCAACGTTTGTAGAAGCGATATATACTGTTTCACCAACCCTTAATGGAGTTTGAGTACCTGAATTATAATGGAAGCCAGCCGCCAAAGTACAAGCAGCAGTTGAACCTGCTGATAACCCTGTTACATCGGAAGCAAGTTGAATACCAATTTGCAATTTACCTCTGCTTTCAAACCAGAAGAAATTACGGTTGTAAACTTGTTCCATGCCTCCATATGTGGCTAACCACCATGTCCAGTTTTCAGGCCCATATTTTTCAACAAATGTTTTATAGTACTGTGGAGTAAGTAATTGTAAATTGGAAACGAGTGTTCTATTTGCACCACCGGAAACTGAAATATTACCGGGTTGCAATATATTACTGGTAGGAATGCCTGCCATTGTTTTTAATTTTTAATTGTGAAGGTTTATAACTTCCAAATATTCTCAGCTAACGATTGACTTTCAGTTTTTGGAGGTGCTTGATTTGCAGTTGGCCCCATATTCTGATTTACTGAATTAAGATTAATATTATTTTGGTTTTTAATAAGGTAGGCTTTCATTTGAGCAGCCGCCTCATTAGCTATTTTTTGATGAATTTTATCCCGATTAACCAAATCATACAAATCTTCTTGCATGACAGTTACTTTAGGATTTCCACTTTCATCAAACCAGCGTGAACCGAAAAAATCATTAATATTAAAATTTTCAAGCGTTTGTTTGGAAGCAGTTAATTCTTCGGGGGTAACAGTATAGTTAATTGGCAATTGAACTTCTCCGTCTTTTGCTACTACACTATATCCTTTAAAATTTTGATATCCACTTTCCAATGCTCCTAAATAAGCCTTACGTCCAGCTTCTGCGGCAGCCAGTTCTTCCTGGGTTGGACCTTGTTGCTGTAGTTGTGGCTTTTGTATCTCTGGTTGAACTATTTGGCTTTTTAATTTGGATAATTCAGGCTTTGTCATTTTAGCCTCTATAATCATATCCATTTGTTTTTCACTTACCTGTTGTTCCCATGCTTGGGTAGCCAATGCATAATCCTCGTCTGTCTGCTCTAAACTTTGGATGGGCTTTGTAGGTAGTGAATACTGTTTTGAAAATAAGCGATCTATTTCTTGAGATGAAAGAGTGCCCTTGTATTTATATTGGAGATTTGCACGTAGAATTTCTGCTGCTTGGTTTGCGTCTGCGATATCATATTTTTCTAGGCGGTCTAACTCTCTTTTTTGATGAATATAATTATATATTTCATCTTCTTTGGATTCATCGTATGTCCACTTTACTTCTTGAGGCTGTACGGCCTCTTGCGGTTTATTGAATGTTTCCCATTTTGATTTAAAGTCATTAAGGCTTAATCCAAAGTTTTTTTGAAAATATTCATCCTCGCCTAATAACTCTTGAGAATCAATATCTGGTGTAGCAACTTCATTAGGTTTTGGTTGATCAGTATTGGCAGCATTTTGGTCTGGTTGCTCCGACGATTGATAGGCATTCGGCACATTATTCCATAAACTTTCTGCTATTTGTTGATTTACATTATCAACCGCGGCTTGTTGCTGTTGTTCCAATATTTGAGGCTGATCTACTGTTGCTACATTTTCAGGCATACATAAATTTGTTTAAAGCTACAACGTTGTAGCAAAAATATAAAAAAATTATAATCCAGTTCCAAAAGTCCTATAAACTAATATTTTTGTTGCGGCGGCTGTTGAACCATCTCCTATTTGAAGATATTGAAAAGCTACAGGATCAATTTTATAAAGCCCGGCATCAGTAATAGACGTTACCGATGTCCCATCGGATAATTTTACGGCCTGAATAGTACTAAAATTTGTTGCATCGCCTGCGTTATTAATAGTAGATCCTGTTACTGCACCTCCATCATTGGTGCCTTGAAGTGAACGAGTACCACTCCCGCCAATTATTTGAATAGAAATAGTCCTAGCCATTTCTATATCAATGACTAACTTATTATTTGAAAATGAATATTCAGTTACCTTACTTACCATTTTGTAATATGTTAATAAGTGATTGTTATCAATTCATTGACGTTCAATGTATTGGTTGTTCCTGAATTAAATTGTAAATTTGGTTGCGTTGGCTTAACCCGAAATAGATGTCCCAATGTATCAACGAAGTCTATCCTCCCTGTCGCACCATTGCTGCTAACGGTAGCTAATTGTCCTACGGCTAACACCGGCAATACGCTTAAAGATTCTGCTCCATTAAGTATAATTTCAACGCTTGATCCTTTAATAGCTTGAGAAGCTCCTCGGTTTGTACAATTTATTGTAGCCATTTTTATTTAATTAAATATTGATAAATAATATCAGCATCTGTCAATATTGTTGCTATTTCTTCGGTAGGCTTGATTTCATATGCTAATCTAATGGCTAATGCTTTTATTTCTGCTAATTGTTGAGTATCCATAATTGTTGTTATTGAATTTGTTCTTGTTGTACCATTTCAGGACTTTCTTGCATTTCTTCGCTTGCTGGCTCTTGAGATTCTTGTTGCTTTTGCTGTTGTTGCATAGCTTGCCCTTGAATTAATTGAGCCATTTGTTGATTTTCTTGGTCGATTGGTATAGTTAAATTGGGCACCAATTGATTTAAAACAGGAGCTAGCCAAGTAGGCATTTGAGGATTTTCGGATTTAGCTGCGATTTGCATCGCACCTTGCACTATAGCCAGCTTCATGGCTTGTAACCCTTTATATTCTTCTAATTCCTTTTCTACTTGCAATTTCTGAGTTTGTAACTGCATATCTCCTTGCGCCTTCTGTTGAGCCGCCATTGCTTGTACCTGGGCATTTTGCTGACTAAGTTGTTGCGCCTTTTCAGATTCTGCCCTATTCATTCGTTTCATGGCATTTCTTAAATAAAGAGATGCTAATTTTACGTTTTCTTTAGCTATTCTCATTATTCTAAACGGGTCTAAATACTGAATTAATGGAGGATTGGCAGCCAATGACTGATTCATAAAATTCTTTAAATCCATTAATTCATATTGATCTGGAAGCATTTCAAATCTAGTTGCAAACTGTCGATCAGCTACATCTTCCTCTTGCATTAAATGATGATAAGCCTTACTGCCGAACCGGACTGAATTATTAAGTAAGCATGCTACTTTTTTTGCAGTTTCAGCCATCACAGCAGAATAAGCATCATACATATAATCGGTAGCGAATGCCGCGGCTTGTTGGGATGCTTCAACATTTTCCGATGTAACACGTGGTTGAACGGCCTGAGTAATAAGATTTGGGTCTTCCCCTAATTGATCCTTTAAAACTCCATACTGAAATTGGTATTGATCAATTAACCCGTTCATTGCTCCAATAAATCCTGCATTTTGCAGTTCTGTAATTGGAACTGGTAATGCATTCCCTTCGGCATCTCGGCCACGGTAATATAATCTGCCGGTTTGTTCATATAGTTTTTGTACGTTTATTGAGCTTTCTCCATCCGCAGCTAACCCCAATTGAACTTCTTGCAATGCATCTATATTAATTGCAGCGCCTGGAGGTATCATTGTGGCTATTACTTGTTGCATCTTAAAGTAAATAACCATCATTTGCTTAACTGGCACTTCTATTTTTTCAGGGAGTGCAATATTTCGCATATCCTGATTTTGATACATATAAAGACTTATTGGAAACTCTACATCACCACATTCCTTTGGGTCTTGAGGCCGAATCATATTGTTATCTAACCCCCATTCCAACATCTTTTGAGCATATCTAACATATACTCCTTTATACAGATTCCACTTATCTTTTTTTACGAACTCTTGATTTTCATCTAAATTAGTTGGAGCTTGTTGTCTTCGTTCAATGATGGTTCTTTTATTCTGTTTAGTAACAGTCATTAAATAACCATCTTCATCTACTGATTTAATCCAGAATACAAGGCATTCTACGTTCCATTCATCATATGGTCGTATATATGCTAATAACCAATCATAATTCCATGTAAGTTTATCGAATCGTTGATATTCGTAAGATGTTTGGGCTATTTGAAATATTTCTTCTTCTGTTAACTTACCCCCAAATTCCTTCCCATATTTCCTGCGTAGCTCTGAAATCTTCATAGATTTCACATAACCACGCATAGCAGTATCTCTGAAATCATCGTATTCTGAATATGAATAGAATGTGTTCAAAGGTTTTACCCATTCTACATGAATTACACCATATTCATCCATCCAAACATAGGTACCCACTAGGCCACATTCGGCTGAATCATGAAGTAATTTTTTCTTTAAAACATCAAAAAATCCCTGTGACTGTAGAATATCATTAGTCCCTGTTTCATACTTTATTTCTTCTGGTAATTTCTGCCCCGTTATTGCCCATTCTTCTAAATCATCTTTATCTTCTGCTACAAATTGATCAGGAGGTATCATAGGTACTCCCGATTCTTGTTGTAATTGTTCTAGTTGTTTTCGATTGTATAAAACAAATTCAGCTTGTTCGTATTGTTCTTTTTTATCATTAACAGATATAGGGTCAATAGCAGTAACATGAACCTTTTCTATTCGTTGCATCCATCGACCTACTAACCCACTGATAATTCTATTAATTATCATTAAAGGTTTCCAATCAATGTTTGCGTAATTTATTTTTCCATTGAAGTTTAAAAGATCAGCGAATAAAGCATAGGCATTTATTTTACCAGCAGACCATAAAATATTAGTCTTAAAACGATCATTTCTTAAAAACGAATATCCGTTTGCAACCCCGGCCGAATATTTAGCTTCAATATCCATAGCCAACTGTTTGCCGTATTTAGGGTCAAGTTTATCTTGGATATTCTTTGTAAGAAGAAAATCTTTATACGATTGGCCGGAAATTCCAATACTATTGTTTTGATTATCAGGCATTAATCAAGAAAGTTAATCAAATGTAAGATTTTTTAATTGATCTACAACGATTTAGCTTAATTACCTAAAAAATTTTGATTACCGTAGGTATTAATATAGCTTCTTACTAATGGTTCTGTTGGTGGTTTAGGCTTGCGTATTGGTTCCATTAAACATACTAAAAGCATTAAAAAAGAAACTACAGTATCGTAGGCAGTTCGATTATATGGATCGAACAGCTTGGCATTTTGTAAAAGTTCCTCAAAATCTATTAAATCGCAATAATGTTCAAAATAAGCTATCCCGCAATCTAATTGCTTGGTTAAACTAAAGGGCGTAGTAGGGAACCCTTTAAAACGGTCTGCATCCGCTCTTTTTGTTGGATCAATTGTACTTAATGGGTAAGTTCCCAGATATCCTACTTTCCCCCTATCTCTAAAATATGACAAATAATCGTCGCTATTATGTTCATACCATACTTTAAATCCAAAGTATTCTGCGGCCAGCATCACTTGTTCATGTAATGTCTCTTTTACAGCCGGTCGTCCATAAAGGTGCCCAATGGCTTTGCCTGTATTATAAGGGTCTAAAATATCTGGTCTTAATCCAATCCACGCAGATGCTTTTGAACCATATTTTCTTCCACCTTGGCTGTTGCTATAGCCATCTACTGCAATAGCGCCAATTTCAGTTCTTCCAGGGTATCGTAGTTTATTTTCAAACCTATATTTATTTTCTTGTCCTTTTGGTGGGAATGCAGTTATAGACCAATGGAAGTTTTTTTCGCTTTCTTGAATATCTCGCCATTTTACTACTCCATCTAAATCTCGGTAGAAGATAACCTTTCTCTTATAAATAGGATTTTCTTCTAAAACTTTTTCTCTTTTTGTAATATTGTATGAATTAAAAACGCAACCTATATTAGCAGCTTCAAACATTTCCTCGACTGTGCAAGGGTTCATGCGTATTTCTTCTTCTAACAAATCACCTGTCAATCCTTCTCGTCTTTTAACCATTACATATTGACGAGCGCCCATCTTTATATCCTCCTCTGTAAGTTCGGATACAACTATACCAGTAATGGGGTCTTTCTTAACCCATTTGTCAACCAGGTATTGGAATTGCTCATGGGTTGGCTCTCCTATAACTGACATACCATGTCGATCAATAAAGCCCTCATATCCATCATATGCTGGAGAGAAGTAAGTAACAAATCGGTTGGGAGTTGGTCTATTTGGATATTTAAATTGATTAGCTCCATCCCACGCTTTTTTGAAAGCTGCACCTCCACCTTTAGTCATTTCGTTGACGGTGGATGGTGCCTCACAAAAGCCTACCCGCTTAGCTCCCTTCACCATAGTTTTACTTACTATTGAAATAAATTTAGCAAAATCTACCTCAGTCGGCCATTTCCCACCCTCATCAGCTAATATTCGAGTCATACGACCTCTATCGTAAGCATTTAAAACAGGTGCCCTATAATTTATTTTTGATTTCTGTCCCCCATCTACAGCCTCTCCATTTTTCAATCTTGCTGCAAATACTAATTCTGTTACACTATCTGCCCGATTTAATTGTCTTGGTTTTAAAAATATGGGGCATTGAGTGTATCCATGCCTTACCATGTCGGTAAACGTATCTCGGCTATCAATTTGAGTTTTACTTACAAGCCCGCAATTACTGTTAGTAAAGAAAATACATTCATATACTAAGTTAGAAGTCGCTTGTGAACTAGCTCCCTCACGACGTTTTTTACCCCTAAAAATACCTAAACACCATAGTACATTTTCCCAATGATTTAAAAATAAAAAATACCGGCGGTCAGTGTCTCGGTATTCAGGATAAATATCATCCTCTAGCTTCCACCAGTTAAGATAAAAATAGTGTTTACCAGTTATATAGGTTGGAACTCCATTATTAAAGAACCAATAACCCTCCTTACATTTAATTACTTCTTCCCGTGCAAATTGTTCTTGTTGTGGAGTAAGAATGGCATTGTCATCTTTATCATACTCTACATTATTAAAAAAGGATGGTAATTCACGCCGTCTCCAAATCTGTTCATGTCTTTCTCTGCCCCATCCTTCAATTAATGTCTCTAATGGATTATCGGCGGTATAAATAAGTGAACCATATATATCAACAGATAACATTAATCCCTCCTAGTTGCAACGGTTTCAATAAATGGTTTTCGGGCCACGTCTTTTTCTTCATCTCCAGTAATGCCTGCAATAGTTCCTAATACTTTGGCGGAACTAGCAACCGTTTCACTTTTTTCTAATAACTTGAATATTCTATCAAAGCTCTTGTCTTTAGGGTCATCTAAGTTTATGCTATTTAGAGAATTATCATTTAGCATATCTCCCATCTCATTCATTTTTCGGTTAAGTGCGTAGTATAGTTTTGCCGCTCCATTATCTTCATATATCCTAACCTTTGTTTCTAGTTCTTTTATTTTCTTGAGTAGTTCTTTTTCATCAGACATACTTATTCGCCTATTTGGTTTAAAAAAGTATTACAATCATAATAGGACACCTCGTGATCTTCGTTAGGCCCAAAATCTCTACGAGTTCCATCTTTTAATATAATAGTGGCGTAATGGTATATTTTATTTGATGCATCTGTCATGGAACAGCCACCCCATTCATAAAACTTAATTACTTGTGGGTGATCGCACCTGGTTTTGTTATCTACTTTATCTATATAATTTTTCATCCGTATTCCTTTATTGGTTTAGCATCAGATTTTGAAAGGCCAGCTAGAAGTTTTCCTTCATTATACAGTTTAGTTAAACTATGATTAATGGCGACTATTTCTTCCTCTCTTTGTGTTTTTTCATCTCCATGCGTACGTATTCGTATTAAACGAGCTTCCCTACCTGTAACATCCTGAAAAATTAATTCATAATCAACTGCTTTAATGGTATGACAAATTAATCCTTTATATTCACCAGTAGTTACGAGAAGGGTTGAAAGTATTTTTTCTGGTTCGATGCCTTGTAGACTTCCTTTATATGGCCTGAATACCCTTAAAGCAAAATCATATCCAGGTAATGGTTGCCATTCTCCATTACTTCTCCATACAAATGCATCATTTTCAGATATAGAAAAATAACGAACATCATCTGCTTCAACTTTACCAGATAGTTTTTGATAATTAAAAAGCCTATTAGTATCGTGTGTGCAATTATGATGAATTAATATTTCTGATCCTTCTGGTATATGTTTAGCAGATACTACGATAGCATTTACCGGTTTGGTATATTTTTCATCGAAGTTATTATATTTACGCTCTAACGAGATCTTCATACCATTGGAGAATGTATGACTATCCTTATAACTCATATTTATTTTTACTACTATCCTATCTTCTACATGGGTTAGTTTGCTCATTTAATTACATTTTTAATTTCATAAAATTGTTGCTCCGGCCTTCATCACTAAAGGTGGCTTAAAATCTATCTCACTCAATATCTTTGGCGCGGCTACTAGGGTTAAAATGCCTTTTATTAAAAAACGTCTATTCATGGCTCTTAATTGAATATTTTAGCCCTTTAAATTTACCATCAATAGATACAGGGATTTCATTTAAAAATGGGCGAATAAATACCTTCCCATCTTTTATATTGGTTATTGGAATTGCATCATTTTCTTTAAACCATATTTGACTTTTAGCATCACTACTATGATATACCTGAAATCCAATTCCTACTGGCCCTACAATTAAACTTGTTAGCCCACCAACAAAGCCACCATTAGGATGCAATTGATTTATTTTTTCTAAGATTGTCATTATTTATCATTTTTGTTCATACCAATCAGAACAGTATTCCTCAGCTGGATAAGGTAGCTTTTCAGAACCATTCCACTTTTTGAAATATTCGTTACTACAGAGATCACTCCCCTTGTAATATTCGCATGTTAAACAACATGAGCCATTGAGCGGCACTCTGATCCCTGGTTTATGATCATCAGGATATTCTATCGGGCCTTTGTTTTTTGATGTCTTTATTTTGACAGCCATGTAGTTATGTGGTTTATCAAATTTACCTATTTATTATATAATTTATCCGTCCAGCATTCTAATCCTTTTTGATAAAGGAAATCATAGAAATAGGGGCCATTACCGATAACATTTGGAATCTGCTTGCATACTTCTAAAATTCTAGGTATTTTAAGATTCTCAGCTATTTGAAAACACATACTTTGATTCCCAATGAATACCTTACAACTTTCCAATGCGATAGCTATTTCTAAGAAGTTTCCCAAATATAAGTGTTGGATATCCAATTTGTTTTGCTTGCAGAATATTTCGTGTTCATGGGGCAACCCAATAAATAATACTTCATCCTTATATTTTTTTAGGAATGTATAGCTTATAAACATATTGTTATACCGCTCAGTCCTATTTATTAAGATTTTCCCAAATGCTTCATTGTTGAATTTATTAGGCAAGAAAACACTTTGCTCGCTTAAATTACATTGCATTTCAGGGAATACATAACCAGGGTATCGTTGAATATTGCCCATTGGCATTGTTGTTTCCATAGAGCGAAGTAAATCCATATCGTAGTCCACTTCTTCTGTCCCCCATTCTTTGAAATCCTCGATGTAAGATTGATATAACAATAAAGGTTTCAGTGCTTCAAAAACTGCACTATTCATTGATACCGGCATTTTATTTTCATCCTTTATGGAATAAGTCGCCCCCAAGTAAGCGCCCCCAAAATCTGCATATGATAAGTTCACCCGTTGATATATGACGGATTTATTACCGGTTGTATCATATAGATGTTTTAAGGACGGAAGCAGGCTTACCAAATCGCCCCCCGGCATACTATGTTTTACGCTAATCAGACCCATAAAAACTAAAACGTTGTAGCAATTAGTTATTTGTTTATTTTTATATTACAGAAATCCCGTAATGGGACAAAAAAGTTTTATTAATAACTAAAAATTAATGAGTTATGGCCTTAACAGCACCACGTATTGTAGCATCAATTTATGGCTACGATAAAGGATTTGGTTTACGCGACCTTCCTGGAGCAACCAACGGTAGAGCAAATACATTTCTCAATGTAGCTCAATTAAAATTTTATCCCGCACCTCTTGGTATTACCTCAAATGGAGTAATTATGAACTCTATAATTGAGCAATCAGCCTCTGGTGTTTCAGCCAACCCTATTAAATTTTATACGGACAGCACCACTAGTCAGTTAGTAAGCAACGGTGCATAAACTCTGTGTCTTAATGGGTTAGTTTTTGCATACCCCTGATGTTTTAAAAATCAGGGGTTATTTGTTTCCACGTGGAACTAAAACGTTATAGTTACTCTCTTTCTTTTGCCCATTTTTGAATTAGTGGAGGCAATTCACCCTGAATAGGTATAAGATCATCGGGGCTGAACCATTTAGTTGAATCAAATACCTCCATGCCAGTTAGCTTTTCGTCAACCCCACACCTGAAAATATTACTTTGCATTTCCCTGATCTTAGCCGGGTGCACTTCTCTTTTACGCACAAAGCCCATATGCCATATCTTGATCTTATCCAAGAATTTGCTATCAACTGGTGCCGCGATGCTTTCAGCGTCGTCATAAGCCCTATAACACGTTTTGGCAAGTCTTACGATCTCGGTGCTACATGGTTTACGAGCGTGTGGCACGTTAAGTTGAGTGTAGGGGCTACTCCATAGATTCACCCGGCTACATAAGTAGCCTTCTTGGCCCTCTTGTATTGCCCTGCGAATCCATTCATAACTGCTAGGGTCTACTATCTCGTCGCCTTGCAAGTTGAATACATAGTCTGTGTCCAGCATTTCTATGGCGTAGTTAGTAAAAATAGAAAGTCGATGCTTGCCATGAAACTGCATATGTTCCCACTCTATATTTGAAACATATCTTATAATTCCTCTACCAACAAGGGTATCGTACACACCTGATGCAGTATTGTCATCGGTAGGGACTACACATACCGCTACTCTATCGCAAAATTCAAGCAAGCATCGTATTGCCTCTTTATAGCAAAAGTCAAACTTTTCTCCATTCCGTATAAAAAGGCTACCGCCTAATGTTCTATTCATTACAATTGATTATGCTGAAAAAATATATAATCCCCTTCCCGAAAATAACGCCCTTTTCTTTTGCTGCAACATTTTGAGCCTCGTATAAATCATGTGAATGAAATATTATTTCTCTATTTCTCACAACATTATAGTCGTCGTCATTCATTAGGTGAATATTTTCAATCAGGTCTTTTCCCTTGTATTGGGGTATAGTCTTCATTATGGTATAGCATTTAAATGAGCAAATTCACCAAAATACTTTAAGGCGGCCTTGTTATATTTCTCGGCTGCTATTATAGGATTTTTACTTCTACCAAGTGATATTAATTTGCCATCCACCCTTATCCTGGCATGATATAAACCTTTCTTCTTTTGAAAAGTAACACCCTTGAAACCGGTCAGGCCATCTGAATGTTTTCTTGTGTTTGCCATGCTTTCTTTGCTTGACACAAACCGTAAATTGCTTTTTTTATTATTGCAACCGTCATGATCAATATGATCTACCACCTGCTCTTCATTCGCCCCCATAATCAACCTATGCATCCGAATTGAGTTAAAGCCAAATTTCCCCCTTAATTTATTTGGCACTCTTGCCCTTACATAAAAAACATCCCTCTTCCCCTTTGCAATATGCCAATTGAATTGACTCACTAAATTATGATCTTCATCGTCATAATAAACCTTATGACTACCATACAGTTCAGAGGTAATAATAATTTCCATTATTCTGGTTTTCTTAATAAGAAAATTGCAAACCCGCGCCAATATTCATCATTCCGATGTTCATTTTCATTATACGGTTCTGAATTTAATAATTCCTGATGAAACAACACCTCACACTTGCTGTCCGCTATACCATCCAAGGTTCCTTGCTTAACATCACCATATTGCCAATCGTCAACACACACAACAAAGACGCTTGCCATTGATGGCAAAAAATGGCTCATAGCCTTTCTCTGGCTTTCATATGAATGATCTGCATCAAAGCAATATAAATCAACCCCATCCCCGAAATTAGGGTATAAATTGAAGGTATCATCTACGGCACCAAGGATAAGAACATCCGTTCCCTCTATGCATTTTAAATAGTTTATCTCGAATTGTTCTTCCACATTTTCGCCTGTGATTTTATCCGAAGCAAAACTGTCCCCCCAATAGGCAATCTCAATATTAGGATTATTCCTTAAAACAGAACAAAAAAGCCCCCCTTTGTGTGTGCCGTGTTCCATATACCTTGTTGATATTGCCCCCAGGTTATTCATTAAATGCCGTATACGCAAAGAAGATAGCGCCGGCACTGACCACGCCACATCATCCATTTTAGATTCAAGATTGTTTGCTTTTTTAATAGCCAATTGAATAGCTTCTATTTTTTGTTCAGTTGTCATTGATTTTAAGTTAATTATATTAATTTTCGTTCTTCATCCGTAATTTCTTCAATTGTATCGTTTGCTGTTAATACTTCAATTAATGCAGATATTTCGTTATCGCCCATGCTTTTAATATGCTGGTATTTACTTTCCTCTTTTTCTGCATGATCTTTTATGTATAGTGATCCAATATCTACAGAGCGATTGTAACAGAATAAATAAGCGATCTTTCTGCCGCATGGGCTACCATAATTACACCCGCATTCGCATTCTACTATTTTCTTATACCTTGTTACTCCCATGGTTTACTTTATAAAGTCTGAGATTATTCATATCTTTTACTAGTTCTAGTTCAGGGAATTGTGCTACCGCTATTTGAGTGTCTGCAAAACGCGGATACCAGTCGTCAAACAAAAGAAATGGTATCCTCCATTTTTTACATAGCACAATATCCTTTATTATGCTTGAAGTATCATGACCGCCATCAATAAAAGCAAGATCGAAATAAAATTCATGGAACGGATTTACGCCACCGTTCTCATCGTCTAAATCATACCTATGATTAAATGTAAACCGATCATGAAACCTATATTTATGCTCCAAGAATCTAGCGGCTTTAATGGTTTCCTCTCTTTCGCTTATATCGCAACTACAAACTTCCGCTTCACTCACCTCCATCCATATAGCAGCGGAATAGCCCAAATTGAATCCAATTTCAAATATTCGTTTTGGCTGAACTATTTTTACGGTTTCAATAAAATGCTTGACGATGTGTGGCCCTGAACCGTATACCAATGGCTCCCCATTTTCACCAAGGCCATCACCATTTAAGCCATTTATAGAAGGCAACCCCTCTATGCATTTATTATAGAAGTTTATTTCTTCTTCCGTAGCTACCATTAATTCTGCATCGGTTAGTTCTCTCATTGAATTTACTCCAAGTGAAGTATTTTATATATTAAAGATTCGGTTGAATAGATGGCACAAGGAGGATTTTTTTCATTTACTACACATTTCATTCCTTCACATCCTATTGCATTATGCCAGCAAAAAGGAGTATTACATGGTTTTACTTTCCCATAATGGTTACTCCTTGGATAAACGTTATTAGTTTCTGGATAAATATAATCTGGATTTACGGAGCCATGAAATGTTATCATTTTTCTACCGGTTGCTAATGCAATATTTGACGGCCCACTATCAATACCGATAAATAGATCACAACCTGCAATAAGATAGCATAATAAATCCTGGGTAACAGTTTTCATTTCAATAGCACCGGTATTTTCATGTTCTCCCTTTCCTATTTGGATAGCCGTATATCCTTTTTGATTTAATAATTCTACTATTTCTTTCCAATTAATCCCGTTACAGTCTCTATGCCCATCGGGACGTTTATCAATATGAATTACAGCGTATTTATTAAATAGCTTTGAGTTTGCCTCTACTTGATAGTTTAATTTTGGATTTCGTATTACTTGTTCATCTTCTGGTACACCAGCAAATTCATAATATGCTTTTAAATGAAGTTTTTGGGGATCGGACTCATATGACATATTCAGATTTATAACTTCATGTTTTACCTTTTTATTAAAGTGTTCGTAATACTCTACAGGAAAATAATGGTTTCTAAATAGTTCATAAAATTGTGGAAGTGTATCGAGTACTACTCTATATCCTTTTAAATAAAAATGGTGTAAAACTGGCTCACACATGATTACATCTCCCAAGCTAGCGTGTCTTGATATAACTACTGTTTTCCGATAAGGCGGCCAATGAAAACTATGAAAGGCAAATGTAGGGGACGTTGGTTCTATTAATTCAAAGGAAAATTTAGATGCCAGTTCTTCGGGAGCGAATTTAATACCATATTTTTCTTCTAAATAAAACTTGTATATAATTGAAACAGATTGATCTTCCGGATGCACTACATCTATTAATTCATCAGTACCTAATATTTTTTGTAATTTTTGGCTCCTTATTGCTGCTCCCCCGTTTCCTACTCTTCTATCATGGTCATAAGGCCAAGGGGCACCGATAGCGTCATATTTTAAAAATTCTTCCGACCATTGATTAGCATCGAGTACATACCCATCCCCTTGAACTATAAGGATAAACTCAGTTTCGACATACTTGTGAAGTTCCTTTATTATAAACCTTGAATATTCTCTTTTGGAGCGAATTGGTTCAATAATTATAGTTTCTATTCCTGGTAGATGAAAAGGTTTGTCTGTAAAAAAAATTGTTCTTGCTGGCGTAACTTGTGATAAACTTTTTTTTAATGCTGCTATTGCTAATCCATGATTATAACAGTCTGCACAAATCATTGTAACCTTATCTAAAATAATCATGTTAATATGATTCTTTTGTGTTTATATTGATTCCTTTGTTAGCTAAAAGCATGTCTTTTGCATCAGAGGGGAGTTGTTCAAATGTCAGCCTTTCATATTCACCAGGCGCAACAGATTGCATATAATAGGGGAAATATTGTATTGTTTTACCAGATGGAGTTTTAATAGTTTCTCCTAAATGCCACAAAGCAGACTCTTGATCAGGGGTTAGTAACATTCTCATTTTAGAGTTATATTTTGGTAATGAAGATACATATATTTTAGTACTCTAATTTATTTATTGTACATCTTGTTACAGTACTATTTAAGGCCAATTCATTTTCCCACTGGTTATCTCGCTCTTCAATTTTATGTTTGGCGAATTTCTGCATTATTTCTATTATAGCATCATTGTTTAAGAACTCATGGCTACTTGTTTCTTTGAAGTAATACTCTTTGGCTGTCATAGTGTTTGAAGTTTATCGTAACATGCTTTAATTACATAGGCATCGTGAAGTGCATTATGTTTGCTCATAAAGTCATCTTGAAATATTTCCTTTGTAAATTCTTCCCTCTTTATGTCTGGATCAATTCCTTTCACTTTAAACAATGTGCAAATATCAAAGGGAATATAATAAACGTTTTTAGGGATGTTAGATGCATGACCGAATAATTGGCAAAACAGAACCCAATCATACGCAAGGCAATCCGACCACATTTCTACCTGATTAAATTGATCCAACCATGTTTGTAGCCATTGGCCTACTTGATAAAAATTTCCTTGTGCTCGAACTTCGTTTAGTGACAAATCAACTGAGTTATGATTCAATATAAGGTGCTTTATTACATTTTCCTGAATCCATGTATCTACCTGTGAATTGTCGTAATCTATCAGTTCAGCGTAAAACGATTGACCTGTTTCTGCTACTAATCCTATGCTTATAAGAGTAGTGTTTTGATGTAATCCTGTGAATTCGGTATCAAAGTAAATCCTAGTCATACTAATTATGATTAATATTTTAACATTACATCCCTTATTTTTTCATCGTACAAAAACTTTAAGGTTTCAGCTAATTCATGCTTCCAGTGTGAAGCAAGATTGTATATAGTTTGTCTTGTTACTACCTTAGCATCATTTTCAAAAATAGTGAATGATTTATCAGTATCAACGATACAAGTATATTCTATCCCAAGTATATTCTTTACTATTTCATCCATTTTATGTTCCCACCTCATAACATATTATTTTAAAGAGATTGTAATAGAGATTCTTTTGATGGAAATAACTGATCTTCGTTATACCAATTAGTGTATCCTTTTTCTTGATATTGTATTACGTAATTACTAGGGTGGACAACAATATTAATTTGATAAACTACTGTCTGCTGGGCTTTATTACTTTCCATTAACCATACTTCATCACCTATATTGAACTTAGTTTCTATTGTCATTGTGAATTATTTTAAAGTTTTGAATATCCAACTTCCTATTTTTAATCGTTTAATGAGTTTATTTCGTTCTGAAAACAATGGCTCATGAACCTTTAAGTTCTTTCCATGTACCCCCCATTTACCAAAAAAACTGAACCAAAAGATCCCTTTAGTTTTGTATAAAATAAAATATTTTCCATATCCTAAATACACGACCTATATTGTCCTTTGTATTAATATGGATAAATTTTTCCGGGGAATATACTTCTGCGCCTCTATGGAAAATCATACTATATTTATTCATGTAGTGGAATTAAGTGGTTCATTTATAAAATACTCTATTAGATAAAAGACTTTGGCTATTTCTTTCATGCGCTTTGAATCTTTTGTTTTACCAGCACATATTTCTTTGACGAACGCCCACATTTCCTTTTTGACTTCTAAATCTAAATCTTCAATTGGTGGCGCTTTTTTACTTGATACCAGGTAAGCATAAAACCAAACCATCATATGCCTTCTAGCGTTATTTTTTATCAAATCCTCCGTATAACCAATATTATTACCTTCAAATACTGCTACTTCTTTTCTGGCTATTCTCCATACTGCTTGAAGCCAAGGACTATCTTGTTTGGTTATTGGTTCTGCCATTATATTTCAGGCGTATTTAACAGTCGATCTATTTCAGCAGAAATAAAAGCTCCCGCTATAGTAAGCATTTTAATTGCATCTTCTTTTTTAATCTTAGGGCATATACTACCTTCTATTTGTGGTCTTGGTTTCCAATATTTTGATTCGAAAGGCCACTCATTGGGTACTCGATCTTGCCACATACACATATCCATATAAGTGGCTTGTCTTAAATAGCATAATGCGGCTCTTGATAATTCAAAACTCCAATGTTCTGCATCATGCTCCTTATTATAATTATGTTTTTCAATCTGCTCTTGTCGTTCATTAGCGATTAATTCAATTCCATTTTTCATTTTAAAATCTTTACAGGTAGTTTATCAATTTGTTTTACGCATATCTTCACCAAAAATATCAATGACGTTAAACATTTCCCGCATCCGACTTGCAACACGAAAGCCATACTTTTCTTCAATACCTTTGAAATTTAAATTGGTGGAAATAATTAATTCGCTAAAATTTTTACGTCTTAGATATATAGTTTCAATAAAGTTTTTAAAGAAGGATATTTTGGTGCCATAATGATTTACAACTGTTTCTTCTGTACCTACATCATCCAAGTATATGATTTTTTTATCACCTAGTTGTATATCAAATTCTCCCTTATTTTTAATTTCATCTGTTATTTCCAGCATACTTAAAGTAAGAATGGGCTTAAGCTGATTTTCTTCAATACATCTTACCAAATGAGTTTTACCTAAACCAGATGCGCCCCTAACTAGTAACCCCTTACTAAATGAATAATTAAGTTCAGTTTCGTATCTGTGGTCATTACTCCCCAAAAAGCAAAGTGCAGATATAAGTTTTTTATTATGCTCGTTTACAATTAGATCCTTATTATATTTCACTTCACTAGCCCATTTCATTAATGCAAAAAACTTTTTTGCAGTCCACATTTTCTGTAATTCCTGGCGTCTATCTTCTTCCTGCTCTTTTTCCTTTTTTCGGCGTTCTTGCTGCCACAATTCGTGATGTTTTACGGAATTTGCCAGCTTCAAGATTGCAGTCCGATCAATTTCTGCGTTAAAATCCACCTGAGACAGCTTAAAATCGATTTCTTCTTTTGTCTTGAAGATTCCTTTCAATTTCCATTCTTTAAACTCTCTTGCGCGTTTTAAAGCGTTTTGGATAAGTCGTTCTTCCTCTATGGGCGTCAGAATATAAGATTCTTCGGTACTTTCGATATCAGTCAGATGTAAATTTTTTACCAACTGATTCAAGTTCTGATTTAGGGGTAATTCCATTTTTATTGCTTTTTTCATTCATTAACCAAAGTTTAAAGCCTGATATAAGAGGTAGTGGCTTTTTAGGGTAATCCTCTTTCTTTTGTAGGAATAAATGATATTTAGTGAGGCTGTTTTTTACTTCATCTGGTAATCTATGGCTACTTGAAGCCACGGCCTGAAAGTCTTTAGGATGTGCAAGTAGATATTTTTCGATGTCATAACATAATCCGTTTTCCCCCACACCCCCTTTTAATACAATATCATTTACATTTTCATTTGCATTTTCCATATGTGAAACATATGTTTTCATATCTTTTGACTTTTTTCCACGTCTGTTTTCAGCTCTATTATCGCTATAATTCTTTCTTTTACAAATACTTAAAGCGACCCATTCAATTTGAAAAATTTCGCCGGTTTTTACTAAAACACTCATTAGGTCGCTCTTTTCATCCTCATTGAGCCGTTTTGTGAAGAAATTTAGTTTATCTTTTGTTATGCCTATCTTCGACACATCTTTACATATGTTCCTCATGTGTTCACACATGATTCTGTCATAGGCTACTTGTGCTTTTTCTGATAAACACTGAGTATCTCTTAAATAATCCCCCGGGTAAAATAAAAATGCAGGGTCTTTTGCCATGCCTCATTTTTTAAAGGGTTTCAGGAATAGGATTACCGGAAGCCCTTATGGCTTTCAATTCTTTGTATGCGTGAATTTTATTATAAAGTGTTTTACGGTCTATTTGGAGTAAAGTTGCGGCTTTAGACTTATTGAAGTCCACTTGTTCTAAAACCTGGATAATAGCTTTGTATTGAGCTTCAATAGCTATTTCATCTAAAGGGGTTAAAGTCATTTGGGTAAATATTAAGACACAATGCTACGGCACAGGTTTTGAATTAACAAAATTTATTGAGTATTTTTTTGTACACAGTGAGGTAAGATAGGATTATTGGAACTGGGAACGGTTATTGATCGTGTGGTTTTTCATGTAAATATTTTAGGGATAACTCCTTGTGGATAAATGAATATCCAATAAATATTATGGTCGTTTATTAATTCTGATTCTGCGGGATAATATTCAATGGCCATTACTTCGGGCCCAAATATTTCATTTTTAATACGCTGTATTTCGCCCCAATGGTTCTTTATCGGTTCGTCGAAATGATTTTGGATAAGCACTTGTATTGCTGTTCCATGAGTTGTTTTGCAGTTATCGTAGATCATTACGGTGTACCTATTGTTTCTAAATGCCCTGGTCATGCCTTCAGGAATAAATGCAGGCTTACTTAAATCTATCGCCTCAAATTTGGTTTCTGGTTTATTAAGCAGTCGTTGGGCTTCTAATCTCCGTTGGCGCTTACTTATTTTCATGTAAATTATTTAGTATTTATAGCCGCCACGGCATCCATGATCGTTGCGGCATCAGCAGTTGCTTTAACATCTCCGTTTTTTGTGTTGTAAATAGCAATGTGGTATCCGTCTGCAAGATGACCCGGAATTATGCAATACCGGTGCTTTAATTCCAGATGTAGTTTTCCCAAAAGTTCTTCCAATAAATAATATTCGTATTTTGTCATATATCTTCTAGTATCATTTATTTTGAATTTAATTCTTCATAATAGGATGGTTTTGGGAAACGATCGCTAAACTCAATTGTTTCATGTTCGGTATATTCAACTTCATAAGCATCAGGCCAATATTTTTTTAAATCTTCGTTTGAAGGTAAAAAAGCTATGATAATTGCTGAATCATATCCTGGTTCATTAATTGTTCCTCCGAGTCCATATCCAGAACACCACCAAGGATATGCACGGTTAAAGATTATAGGTCTTTCATCATCTACTGATTTTGTCCTAAAACGATAACGTCGCCACATATTATTTTGAATTTTGTGAATTAACGAATGCTTGGTATTCTTCTTTTGTCGCTGGTAAAAAATATTTAGAGTGAGTATAAGGAAATTTACCTAGACGGTTTTCTGTAGATATACCGATACCATCATCAAATAATTCCACTGATATTACTTTTGAAACAAAACTTTCAATTGTTCTTTCTGGATTAGTTTTAACATATTCACAAATATCTTCAGGTTTACGATCTTCATGCCATTCAAGTGGCTTAAATAAATGTGGGTATTCGCTAAAAAATTCATGTTGTACCAACTCAAATATGTGTCCTATTTTTAGCATATTACCTGGATAATCAGCTATTAATTTGTATCTTGGTTTCAATAAATTTTCTACGGTCATAAGAGTAAATTAAGTTGTTTTTCGTATTTATCAATAGCTTTAAAGATTTGAAACACTAATTGCGGTACGACAGCATTACCAAGAGCTACAATTCTGTCCAATTGGGCGGAAATCCCATTAGAACTTCTAAGTATTCTGGATGTGGGTATATTGTTTCCGAACTTACTTGGTTGTAATGATCTTGTAAAGTTATCCTTCTTATCATGTCCCTCTTCTTGTGTCTTGCACAACCTTTGCTTTCGCCCTTTGCGTCTGAACTCGTCGGAGTAGGCAATAAACCAGATTCTGTCTCGGCGGTGCCAAGCGTTGACGGCGCAAGCTGGAAGTAGAAACGGGAGTGTTTCGTAGCCATTAGCTTCCAAGTCAGCCTGCATTTGGTCGAATACCAATCCTCCGTCCCAATTAATAAGGCCGCGAACGTTTTCGCCCACAATCCAACCTGGCTGAATTTCTCTAATTGCTCTAAGCATTTCCGGCCACAAGTGGCGTTCATCTTCAATACCTTTTCTTTTTCCTGCGATACTATAGGGCTGACAAGGGAATCCTCCTGAAAGGATGTCAATTTTATTTCTCCAAATTGTAAAATCTGTTGTTTTAATATCTCCATATGAAATAGAGCTAGGAAAATGTTTTTTTAATATTTTTTGACAAAAATAATTTTTATCACAATGAAATTTATTTTCCCAATTCATCCCTGATGCGGCTAAATCAAACCCTCCTATTCCAGAAAATAAACTTCCATGATTCATAAAAGATTAAGTTGTTTTACAGTATTAGCTATCTTGGATATTTTACGTGAATGATCAGATATTGTAGGAGAACCTTTTAATGTAGCCTTCCAGGTATAGCCCATTCTACCACTTGATAATTCTCTTTTGTTTTCTGTTCGGTAAATCAAATCCATTCTTGCCATTTCTGAAAGGCGTTTCCATATCCTGGATTCTTTTTCATTAAGTGCAGTAGCTATGTTTTCAAACGTACCTTCCTCTATTTGAGTTAGGGCCCATAAAATACGTCGATATGTTTCATTAATTTTATCAGGCCCTAAAGAAGCATAGGCTTCCAAACTAGTTTGGGTTTTATTTTTTGACATACGCTACAATATTTTAATCAGGTTACCAAGTGTTATTTACCCATTTGTAAATATGAATTTTGTAATTGGTACAAGAACCATCCAAACCAGGTTACCACAGTCTTAACTGTTAATGGTTCAAAATCATTTGGTTCTTTCCAATAATCAGCAATATAATCAGCCGTCCAATGACTAAATGTTGGTGTTCCAACACAATCGGCTCCTCTCATGTGATAATTTACACGTCCTCCATAATCCCAAAGAATACCATACATTTTGTTGTTACCGATCATTTCGTCGAGTGTCATTAGTTTATTACTTTGGAACACTGGAACATCGGCAGGATTATAATCAAAGAAATAGAGTAGTTCGCCTTTATGGTCATAAACAAATTCATCAAGCGGTAATTGTTTATATTCTGTATCTACTACTAGGGTGAATTTATTATAATCCCCACACCTTACCTTATTCCATTGCATGTAGGATGCAACAGTGATTTTACCGGTCTTTTTAACTCTACGAAGTGGCCTAAAGGTTATGGTTTTCATATTTTAGAAACTAATCAGGTAATTATTGTTCAGGCGCAACGTGAAACATTTCAAAAGCAGGATAAAATGCTAAGTGATTTTCTGTGGGATCACAGCAATTATCAATAAGTATATCGGCAGCCATAATTACACGGCCCCATTTATTATCTGCTCGTTTGTATTTTCTTTTGATATATTCGTAAATTACTAAACGATTATCTAGAAACTTTATTTTTATACCCTCCTCGTCTGCTAGCTCTCGCTGAATTTTCTTTAATTCTATTTTATCAGGGTCATCATCGTCCCAGTTTTCCCAATCACTTTCTAGTTCTCGTAATGAAAATATTTGTCTATTATCCCAAAAGACTTCACAGGATTGGAGAAAGTTTCTGGTTGTATCAATATCATCTTCTGTTGCTTTTGCTATTCGTAGTCCGGGCATATTTATACTTTATTTGGTGAATCTAGTATTTCTAAATCTTCTTCGTCATCATCCCAATAATTATCACAGTCATTATCTTCCCAATCCAAGAATGATTCACAACCGCAACCTTTACAGCTTTTAGGCGTATGGTCTACTATAATGTCGTCCCATGACCCGGAGCAATAACATTCCCCCCCACAATGTATACAAGGATGTGCCATGATGTTTTATTTTAGGTTAAATTGACGTTTAAGTTTTCTTAACACAAAGTCATATGCTGCTGCTTTATCATCGTGCATTGATTTTATTCTAAAGGTATATTCCGAAGCGCCTAAGATCATTGCTGATTCAAATTTATGCTTATCTCTAACTTGTTCAATAGCTGATAAAAAGTTATTTATTTTTTCTTCCCATTGTTTGTCTGTCATAACTTTTATTTTTAACCGGGGATATATTTAGTAACCATAAAACTATGAGAAAAGAAGTCTCCTAAACCTCCTGCATCAATAACCATCCAATTAGGATAATCCGGATGCTTTAATGTTACTTGGGTGCCGTCATCACATTCTATATTTTCGCTAGAAGCACCAATACAGACAAGGAAATGTTTCATGGATTGTATATTGTCCATTTCCATACCTGGATTATAGTTTATAATACGATAACTACTTTCGCCTTGTGCAAATAAATCTTTTACACTATCTGGTATCTCATATATTTCTTGGTACATACATTATTTATTTAAGAGTTCAGGGTTAGAGTATATTTTACCTATAACTTCAATAGTTGTTTGAATATCTTTTTCCGTGGCTATTTCAAATAATCTAAATAATGGCCCCCAATCATAAAATTCACCAGAATCCAATTGGTATCTTAGCCGAAAAGTGCCATTTTTAAAAAATACCTCATAATATTTTACGGAAGACGAAAATACTTTTATAATATCCCCCTCATATATATCAATTCCTTTGTCGTCTTTAAATCCAGTCCATTGCATTATAATTACATCACCTATTCTTTCTAACGTGGTTTTACCTAAAGGTTCCTCCATTAACTTCTGTGTAATAATATCAAAACAAGTTACTTCACCCAAGATATGAAAACCAGTTTCAAGCATTCTATTTGTAGCTTTATCCCATGCTCTGAACTTAAATCGTGAATTATCCATGCTTTATTTGTTTAGGTATTCAGGGTTTGAATATGTGTTTCCAATAACTTTAAAATCATTCTTATCTTCAATAATTTCACAAAGCGGGTTATTACCATATTTCCAATAGGCATATTTGTCATCCCATGTTATTCGTTCGATTGTAGTATCGTTATCTTTCCATGTTATTTCAATGAAGTCATCTTCATATACGTCAGTATCAAATTTATCAACGATACCTGTCCATTGCATTATTGGTAAATCTGGATCATTCCAAGGTATATGTAACCCATCAATACCAGTATGCCAACCTTTTGGTGATACAGACAGTCCAACTTCATATTTCATATGTGGTACGCCATCGGGGATTCTACCCGAATCACACATAAACTTTGCCTTAGCATCCCAAACTCTAAATTTAATTTCCCTGTTCATCTGTTTAATTATTTGATTTTAACCATCGTACCACTATCAATTGACTTACGTATCCATCTCATAAATGTGACTGATTTATCCCTATTCAGTAATGTAGAACCACCAATATCTTCTATAGGTACCTGAAACTGGTATCTTTCCAGAGATATTCTATGAGAAATATTATAATAAAATATTCCGGCCCTGAAACTATCAAATGTTACAAAGTTACCTGCCGTTACAAATTCCTTCACTGTTAATCCTGCCATTGATTAAATATTTTTAACTGATAAATGTTCTTTCCAAAGAGTTGAGTTGGTTATGTATATATCCCAATATTCAATAAATGTAGGATCATTATGTAAAATGTAAAACTTAGCAGATTGGGTGCTATGGTATACAGTGGTATGATCACGGCCATTTAAAAAGTCGCCTATTTCTTTTAATCCAAATCCACAATATACCCTTGTAACATAACAAAATATAGAACGGTATATAACTAAGTGTCTTTTCCTGCAAGATGATAAACACTTAACGGGATTAAATCCAAATACCCGCTCCATATCTCTAAATATTTCTTCTAATGTCACCCTTTTTTTATTCGGGAAACGCCGCCTCATTTCATAAAGGGATATGTCTACTATTGACTCTTTCATGCTAGTTTCTCTTTGTTGAAAACAAATTTAAAAAGTTTATTTTGAAATACCAAGTAATTTATTTTACTTTACATGAAATAATTAATTGTGGCAGAAACAAAACAGATAACAGCAACCATTCCTAATAGTTTAGTAGAGTGGATAGAAATGCAACCAGAAAGGGGGCTTATTAGCTTTAGTAAAACTATTGAAGTATTGTTAAAAGAAGCGAAGGAATTTCGAGAAAATGGAGGTAAAAACAAAAAGGTTGTTGTAGTAAAAGGTAATAACTTAAGAACTAAATAACATGATTGTAAAATGTGTTCATTGCGGTAAGGATACAGAAAAGAGTACAGGGCACTACAATAGAGCAATGAAATTAGGTGCAAAATTATTTTGTTCACTAAAATGTTGCGGCCTTAATCATAGAATTAATGAAAGCAACGACGAAAAGGTTTTTATAAAATCTTTATATGATCTTTTTTTAAGGATATCTCGGACTGATGAGGAAGTCGATTTGGAATATCTTCAAAATGCGGTTGCATTTCAACTAGATTATAAGGTCAATACAGAAAAATATAAAGAAATACGACGAAAAAGAATGCCTTTCCATATAATGTATTGTAAACAGCCTAAATACAAAAAGTATAAACAAAGATATGATGAGCAATATAGGGCTAAGAAATTTTATGGCGAATATTGGGAGGCGGCTATTGTTTTAAAAAACCTCGAAAATGAAATTGATGCCCGACAGGCAAAACGTGAAAACAAAATCTATAACAAATCAATTAAAAGAAAACGTTTATGGCAAAAAATGCTAAACCAGACCTCAAACTTACCGCCACTAATCTAAAAACTGTTTTATGGGAAACCTTGAATAAGGTTAAAGATGGAGAAATGGATGCTGGGGCTGCTGACTCAATCGCAACACAAGCACGTGAAATTGTAAGAACATCCAATCTGCAATTGCAAGTAGCAAAACAATCTAAAAGGCCTATCCCGACCGATATTCTTAATTTTAGCGAAAACATTGAATCAAATGAATAACTATTTAAACTTGGTTTTATGGGTCTACGCGAGTTACAACGAATTAAAGAAGAAGCACAGTATCCGAAAAAAAAGAAAGTCTACACCATCCCGCGCAAAAGCAAAAAGAAATTAGCCCAGGAAGCAGAAGAAAAAAAACTACGTGGCGATGATGATACCTTAATGGAACAATGGTTTAAGGCTAGAAGAAAGGAATTAACCGGTACTTGTCAATGTGGTTGTGGTCAGCCATCCTCCAAGAAAGATGACACATTTTTCCGTGGTAGTTGTTGTCATATATTTCCAAAAGCTATTTTTGAATCAGTAATGTACCATCCATTAAACTGTGTAGAACGAGCTATGTTTGGAGGTTGTCATACTAACTTAGATAGCCAAGGATTAGATAAATGGCCTTCAATGGCAGACTGGGATGACATTAAAGAACGTTTTCACATACTGGCTCCTTTACTTACTGATCAAGAGCGCGCTCTAAAATTTTATTCAAAATTAGAATCCTTAGTTTATAAACACTAAAACAACTAATATCCTATTATAGTAATAAGGTTAAACAACTCTTAAAATAATCAACAATGGGTTTAAATTGTATAATTAGGTTCGGGGCTTTGGCTCCTAGACTTTCTGAGCAATTGGAAGAACAAAACCTTAAATATAAGGCCGAAGATATTGTACATTTTCAAAGGGATGCAGATGCTATTGTTCAATTATCAGTTCGGGGAATCCTACCAATGGGCCAAGTTGAAAAATGCCGGCAAAAACTAGTAAAAAAAATTACTTTGCATGTATCTATGCAAAAAGCTAAATAATACAACATACAAACCCTGATCAATGCTTACAAAAAGTCAATGGTTAGCACGAGCTACGACGTTCAATATAGGATGGTGTCCCATATATAATCGCCCAGTGTTTATTGAAGAAAGACTTCAACCCAATGGTAATAGAAAGTGGGTTCTTAAAATGGAATCATCAATTGGATGGGTTCTTGGGAAAGATGGGGAATGGCATTATGAACCTCTACCATCTTCAAGAACAGATGAATTTATTAAATTAACAAGATGGGATTCAAGGGATGAAGTTCATTCCTTTTGGCTTGAAAACATAAAGGAAGAAAAACCCCTATATATCGAATAACTAACCTATAAAACAATATATCAATTACAATTTAAAAACATGAAACAATTAACAATTATGCTCGGGTTCTTTACATTAGGCTACTTTTCAGCCTGTGAAACATCAGAAGGTTTAAAGTTTGGCTTGTTACAGAAAGTGAGCCATAAAACATTCCCTTGTGATTATTATGAAATTTCAGTAGCTTATGAAGGAGGTAAAATGGTTGGAGCTGGTGATAAATCTGCCTACGAAAACACTCAAGATATTAAGATTGATAAGCCAGCATTCGATTCACTACAACAATATGTAGGAGAAAAAGTAGTATTTGATTATAAAGATCATGGAGCTGCTGTTTGCGGTAGTTCAAAATCTTTAACATCAATCAAAATTAAAAAATGAAAAAAGCCCTTTTAATTGTATCTGTTGCTTTAATACTATTAAGTTCGTGTGCTCACAAAGTAGATGTCTCAAATTGCATTAATAATCAGTCTCCATATGGATTTTGGGGTGGATTATGGCACGGGATTATTTCTCCATTTAGTTTGATTAGTATGATATGGAGCGACAATGTAATGTATTCTCCAAATAATAATGGCGGCTGGTATGCCTTCGGATTTGCATTAGGTGCTGGTATTTTGGGTTTTGGTTCTTCAAAAGCAAAAACAAAATAATAATGAAAAAAACAATTCTTACAGTCTTAATTACCTCTATTTTAATTGGTTCTGCCGGCGCTTACTATATCGGTTCATTAAAGCCTATAAAGCCTCCACAGGTATACACAGTATCCATGCAAGTGGAAGGCTGGCAAACCACCATTGATGCCCTTAAAAAAATGCCATATGAACAGTCGGAGCCAGTAATAACAGCAATTGTAAATCAAATTAATACTCAGATACAATCAACACAAACTAAACAAAAGGATTCAACAGTCAAAAAGCATTAATTATGGATTCAAATAAACCAGCATTTCCTGTATCGGTAAATAATGGTTTAAATGGCCTTACTAAGAGACAATTTATATCAGCGATGGCTTTGAGTGGTCTATTATCACAATTTGGTAAAGAAGGATTGACAAAAGACGAATGGAAGGCTGTTATAGTTGATAGTGTTAAAGCGGCAGATGATCTTTTAAAAGAACTAGATAAACACTTAGAACCATAGGCTTATTTTCCTATTGACCTAATCCTAGTAGAATGTCCCTGACCTACCATTCTATAATCTATAACCACCAAATACTTTATGATGGAATCTATGCTTCCTAAGAGAGAAAATATGGCTGAATCCTTTGCCAGATTAGTTGATGACATTTACATAAGGCATAATGGGTGCCTAATAACAAAAGAACTAATAGGTTTTAGTTGGGGCGGCGAACATTTTGACACGGCGGAAGAAGCAAAAAGCTACATTGACAACATTAAATTAAACAACATCCAGCCACCACTAGATTATCACAAAACCCATATTTCACTCACTGTAGTCAATAAAGACGGTTCAGAAAAAGAAATTGAAGATAATCATAAAGAGAAGTATCTTACCGGTAATTCGGCTTATAATTCGTTTAAATCAAAAGGGAATGAATGAAATCAAATACAGTAGATCAGAAATCAGCAAAGCTATTCATACAGAACTAGAGGAGAATGATTATTTAGGAGAAAAGAAAGATAGGTACTATGAAATTATTGGTATAGTGATGGCAGCTTTGGATAAGATTGACGAGGAAAACGATGAATGATTTTTTCATGTTGGTTGTTTTAAGGGTTAAAGAAAGCCCCGCTTATTTAGGCGGGGTTCATTTTTATTGTTATTGACTGTTCTTTTAATGGGCACCAATCAGGAGTTATCGGGCCGTATAATCTATTGCTCTCTATTCTCAGATAATTACCATGGTCGTCTTTAGGTTTTAAACAACATCCCCATCCTACATGCATATCCAGAACATCACAACATGGACAATCATTACATCCTGTTACTTGTATTTGTTTACTCATTTTTATGGTTGAATTTGTATTGGATTTATTTTCCATGCTTGATATTTACCAAATCGGCATGACTTACGGAAATTTTTAGTACTTCCAGAATACCATTCATTATAGCCATTCAATAAATATGTTCGCATAGCATTATATGCTCCTTCTTTTGAAAAGTGGAGACTAATAGTTATAAATCCTGATTCCCAAGTATTATCACAATAAAGAAATTGATAGACTGTCATTTAATCTGCGCGTTCCCAGCGTTTAAGTGAAAGTATTTTAATGGCTTTTTCTAATTACCCTCCAATAACATTATCTGTTCTACAAATATTATCTAGTTCCAGCTTCCGTAATCGACATTCAAATTCAGCTAGTTTCTTATATAAGAATACGTTTATAACGTCTTGATAGGATGCGCCACTTTTGACAAGGTTTTTGTCATTAAACGCCATTTCAGAGAATGCAAAGGATTCGTTTTGGATTTCTTTTATTAGTGATTCAATTACTTCATTTTTATTTTTCATCAGTTAATTGTTTAGGAGTTAGTATTTCGTATTCTGCGTCTTCGGTCTTTGGCGGCTCAAAAGACCATACTCTGATCCCTTCTGTTATTGGCTCATATGTTATTTTGGGCGTTTGACATTTTATCGGAATTGCTTGATGCGGTATACACATAGCAAAAGTTCCATCCTGATTTGTATAAAAATCCATCGTGCCGCCTGTTAATGGATCAGGTAGCGTTTCCTTGTTCATATTGTCGAACTTGCTCATAATCTATTGTTTTTTATATTTAGCGTTGTTGTGAGATTTTTTAGATTTTAGAATAAACTTGTCCATAGCCATACCTAAAGTTTCAGAGACTAGATTTTTCTTTTCTTCATCCGATAATCTGGCCAGACATTTATAAAAGTGATCCTTATCGCGTAGATTTTTATAGAAATAAGTGTAGTTATCGCCTTCGTCGTTAAAAGGCCAGGAATCAGCTTCAAATATTTTTGTAGTCCATATTACAGCTTTCCCTTTTTCAATAGTAAATCCCATAGTTCGTAATCTATTGTTTTTAGTTCTGTTTTAATGTAATAATGGTTCATTATTTATAGGAATCTTTTCTAAAAATGAAAAATGAATTGTGCGATTACTTTTTAAACCGTCAAAAAGGACTCGGTAACAAATTCCATTATAACAATTTCTACACTCGCTAGTTATTGTGCCTACGCGTTCCTTATTTTTATTAATAGTCCATTGTTTTGCTTTCCCAATGAGTTTTACCCTATCTCCTACTTGTATTGTCATTTAATGGGGTTCTTTTTAAGTTTCTTAAGAAAATCTTCATGGGCTTCTTCTATAGTACTACCCTCACCACAAGGTATATTTAGCTCCCTGCAAGCTATTCGCGGGCATATATCTCCCATTTTTTCATCTTGATCAGGCGAAGAATAGTATAGAATAAAGTCAAATTCGCCACCTAAATCTCTTCTATAAAAACCACCGGCACCACCTTTAATATGTAAATAATGGTAAAAATTTAGTCCATTAACGGGGCTTTTTACGGTAATGTATGGTCTAATGGTTGTAAGAGACATTACTTGTATATCATTCATAACTAATAGTATTTACTATGATTGTTTGTTTATTACTTCAAGGTCTATGTTTTCGGTTGTTTAATTTGCTTTTTAAGGATTTAATTTCTGTTTGATACTCTTTTATAAGGCGTTTTCTATCAGCTATGACTAGAATAATATTATTTGATTCGTTCCATTTTTTTATAACTCCCGATAATGATGTATTTGATTTTATTTCTTGGTTGCAATACTTGCATTTTGCAGTGGAAATATACCCGAAGTTATCCTCATATTCCTCAATATGTATATCATCGCAATCACATTTAATACAAGGAGATACAGTAAGTTCAACAACTTGGTTTGAAGATGGTATAGTTACATTTTGTTTGTATATCATAATTGTTCTTTTTTCGGTCCTGCTGGTTTACCAAATGATTCAAGTTCTGCAATTGCATTTATCAGTTTTGTTCTTGATACAACATCATAATCCGGTAATGCATCTACAAATTGTTTTTTAAACTCTAAATATTTACTATTCGGAAAGACTTGTATTTCCAGTTTCATCCATTCATCCTCCTGTTGACCCATATTACCTAGAAATGTAGGTGGATAATTTTCTACTCTCTCCCAGCCAAAAACCCTAGCGATATGTTTCCCTATTTCATATTCACATTGATCAGCTTTCCCTTTATGTGCATAATCTTTATCCGGATGGTCGGCTGCGATAACATACTCATGTTTAAAAGTCATATAAGTTTGATTTTTGAGTTATGGTTTTTTAAATGATTCAAGTTCTTTAATCATGTGCAATAATTCTAGTCCACCTAATGTACCACTCGTAACTTCGTCAAATAATTTACTTTTAAACTCTATCCATTTATCCATAGGGAAGGCTTCTATTTCCAATCTATGATGTAAATGATTTCCGTTGACCGGATTTTGAAACCCGAATGAGTTTCTTATGGCTTGTCCTAATGCGTCATCTCGCATTTCTTTTCGATAATTGATTGTGGTTTCAGTTGGTTTAGCCCCGTCATCAAATATAAACTCAGTAATAAATCTCATATAGTAATGTATTGTATTTCTATTTTAAAATAATCAAACATTATAGTAAGTGGTTGGTCGGTTATTCTCATTAAAATGTTTTTTAGATTGATCAGTCTATGAACTTCTATCTGGATTTCATTTATACCTTTCGATTCTACTATTAGTCCTCTAAACCCATCAATTTGAAATTCATTAGTATCTGGATTGATTCTTATTTTCGCATCTCCTTTTAAAAATTGTTGAATCTCTTGAAGATAATATAGCAGTGATTTACTACTTACAAGTATTCTCATATAAAACTCATTGTAATAGTTTTTGGGGTAAGGGAGTTTTTAAAAGTTTTTCCATTGCCTTATATCCTCCAATGGAGGAAGCATATTTTATTATTTGCAATCTCGTCATTTCGGGGTGTTCTTTTTTAAATTGTTTTCTAACAGCTTTGTTATAGTCGTACCTAATTTGAGCAGCTTTTATTTGTTCTGCGGTTTTTTCTTTTTTATCCTTTGGTAATGCCCATGCTGGCCACCATATTTCTGCTTCATCCGGTAAACTCATTGTAATAGTTATTTAGTTTATCTGTAATAATCTTCAATGGCTTCTCTACAATCTGTTTCGGCTGATTGTTTTTCTGTGTAGCATTGATCTTCTTCGTTTTCATTATCTAATGAGGATTGAAGTATGTCGCCATCTTTGGTTCTTATGTACCAAACGTAGCCTTTTGGCGTATTACGTATGCTGTAATATAAGTCACAATATTTTGTCATTTGAAAAACAATTTAATTAGGTTAATGTAGTTCTAGTTCTTGTCCTGTTAATGCGTAATAAAGGTTTTGCAATTGGTGTAAATACTGAAATGGAACTGCTCCTGGTGCTGTAGGATAAATCCAACCTCTATCTATAAGAGCTAAAGTAAAAGTTTTATTTCTTGTAGGAAGAGGCCTTAGTTCTTCTTTAATATCCCAAATATTACAGTCAGGTGAAGGAAACCTTTTAATCATCCCTATTTTTTCTAAATGCTCCTGAGTTAATAGAATAGGCATGAAGTTAATTCCCATTTCAATATCATTGAATATTTCGGCATAAACTTGAAACGGTTCTCCTTTTGGAGAAAGAATCCAATTACCTATTCTAATTTCTTTAATATCAATCATTATAATAATGTTAGTCTGGTTTATGCGTAAAAATTGAATATTCGTTTATTTTATATAGGTCAATAACTTCTTGTACTTTAGCTTTAAAGTCTTCATTTGGTCGTCCTTTGTAAGACGTTATTATTTCAGTTGGTTTATTATTATTTCCCATTTTCATAACAGTAAAAACTGCAACATTATGATCATAGCCAACTGGGTCAATACCAAGAAAATATCCATTACTTGGGCCATCAAAAGGCACTATATTTAAATCGTTTTTCATTACTTTAGTTTTTAATTACAACAAAAGTGGCACATAATACAGAAAAGAGAAAGCACTAAGATGTACCAGGAACAGCCTTTTTTCATATTAAGTAGTTCTAGTTATTAATCTTTTCTTTCACTTTTAGAGTGATCTCATTAAGTAAAGGTTCATGATCTTTCAGCATTTCTTTTACTTGTTGTTTCCCTTGACCTAGTTTAGATTCATGATAACTATACCAGCTACCAGCTTTTTGAATTACCTGTAAGTTTGCTGCTATTTCGATCAATTCTCCTATTTTGTCAATCCCTTCGCCATAGATTATATCAAATTCACAGTTTTTAAAAGGTGGGGCTACTTTACTTTTTACAACTTTTACTTTTGACCTTCGGCCAAATACATCTTCTCCATCTTTTAAGAGGGCATTACATCTGATGTCAATACGCACAGATGAGAAGAATTTCAATGCATTGCCACCAGGAGTAAATTCAGATGGGCCATACATATTCCCAATAGTTTGGCGAACTTGATTAATGAATATGAGTAAAGTATTTGTTTTTGAAACTGTTGCGGTCATTTTTCTGCATGCTTGACCCATTAATCGGGGATGTAAACCCATTTTGCTGTCCCCCATTTCACCCTCAAGTTCAGATTTCGGGGTTAAAGCGGCCACACTATCAATAATTACTACTGCATATTGCCCTGTAAGTATCATTCTATCAGCTATTTCAAGGGCTTGTTCTCCATAATCTGGCTGCGAAATACCTAGTTCATCAATTTTTACCCCTAAAGATTCAGCATAAGTAGGGTCAAATGCATGTTCAGCATCCACCATAAAGCATTTCAAGCCCATTTTTTGGGCTTCTGAGATTATATGGATGGCTAAAGTGGTCTTTCCTGAGCTTTCAGGGCCGAAAATTTCAACGATTCTGCCTCGAGGCAATCCGCCAATACCTAATGCATTATCAAGGCCTAATGAGCCTGTAGAGATGGATTCAATTGATTTCATAGGCTTGTCTCCTAGTATCATCACTGATCCGGCACCAAAATCTTTATTTATCTTATCCATAGTATCCCTAACTACTTTCCAACTTTCATCAGAAGGGGCTTCTTTTAATTCTGTTGGGGTAACTACCATTTTAGTTTTAGGCTCCGATTTTTGTATTTCTTCGATTTCTTCAGGTTTATCTTTGTTTTCAGGTTTATTGTTCCATTTTACCCTGCAATTAGGGGAACAAAATTTTGCAGATGAACGTTGAGCGTCGAAAGTTTTGCCGCATTCAATACAATTTACCGTAATCATAATTTAAGTTACCGTAATTTTTAGCGTAAATAAATTAGTTCATTTCTTACGCTAATTTACACTATTCCTTTACGCTAGCCAAACTTTTTTAC